TACGAAATCGAAATTTGCAATGATTTCATCAATCATTTTATTTTCTTGTTCAAGTAATCTATTTCCCATTGATTAATAATATAAAAAAAATCCCACAAAGTGGGATTCTAGATTAACCATTCATTTCAGATAAAAACTCATGAATTACTTCTTGAGCTTCATCTTCTGAACCCTCTTCATCATCCCACATCATGTCGGATGCGTCAGCGGTCCAATCATCCCATTCGTCCCAATTAGCGACAATGGTGAATTTTTTTCCTTCTGAGGTTTCGCCAGGAAACCAAACAGTTTTGGAGGTTGTTTTGGGTGATTCGTAGTCTATAAACATAGGGTTAAATTGTTCTTAAAATATAAGAAACAACAGCCAAAATTCCAACAATAATTGGAATATATGTTTTAACACCGTTCATCAAAGATAAGTGTAGAACAACGGCTGCACTCATGAATGATGTGATGAGAACCATTCCCCATAATGAGGTCATTGGAATTACTAACAATACAATTCCAAGTAGCTCTCCGAGACCCGTTGGTACTCTGTACTTTTCTAATTTCATGTAGGCAAAATTTCCTACCATTTCTTGAGTTCCAAGGATTTTTTCAACCGCTCCTTTCCCCAAAAAGATTGTAACAATACCTGTTATCAACCATCCAATTAATGATAATGTAATCATAGAATATAAATTTTATCTATAATTATAACCCTATTGTTAAACAAAATCAATAAAAAACCCCTCACAATGGAGGGGTTTGTTTTATTTTTTACACCATCCGAAACATACTTTACCAAAAGTTACTTTCGAGATGAAATTACAGATTTGTTTCATATATTGTTTTATTTAAGTGCTGGTTGAGGGTCTGCGGTGAATCCGATGAATTCACAAATTACCTGACCACCTTGACCTTGTCTGTTCGTTTGAGAGGTATTGATTTGTCCCCACTTATCAGAACATTTTACAGGATATGAAGGATTATTACATGCAGGTGGTGGAGCAAAACTTTTATACCCCCAATCACATTGGTAAGGGAAAACACCAGGTATGTTCACACATTTGTCTAACGTTTCACCGTTGGATGAACCTTTAAATACTTCCAACTTACCTGTACTGTCTTTGTATCCAAAGTCCCAAAATGCTCCAAAGTTTGGTGATAATACACTATCTACTCTCGGTCCAAAGGATGTAACTCTTTGTTGTAAAATAGAATGTAATCCATCCACACAGGTAATATCAAATGATTCACCTGAACCTGTTACTTTCCCATTTTGCCACCAAGTGTTTACTGTAAACTCAAAGTTATTGATTCCAAAAGGATATCCGATTGCTTGAGCAGCATCACAAGATTGATTTTGAACACCCCAAGTTACAATTACGCCAGTCAAGGCTGTAGTATCACCTAAATGGTATTCAACTCCCTTTTTAGCCCAAAAACTTCCGACGCATGGAACAGAGTCTGTACAGTAAGTCACAATATCAGATGAATCCATTCCGAATAGACCGATAATTGATTCAGTTCCTTGTAAAGTTACGAAAACTTGAACTGAGTCAAGTTGAGATTTATTAATCAACACTACATCGGTATACTTAGTAGTATCAATGGATGGAGGATTTTTGTGTTTCCAAAAATAAAGAATCAAACCAGCAATCAATAAACCAATTCCTAATGCTATTAAAATTTTTGCAATTTTTTTCATGATTTTCTATTAAATTTATCTGATTTATGTTTCAAATGTTTTTTCTCACATTTAGAACAAGGGGGTAAAGGTCTGTGTTGGGCCAGTCTATATCTTTGGGCCGCTCTCATTTGTTGCATTCTTTTGAATTGCTCCTCAGACATTGTAATGATGACTTTACCGTCTTTCTTTTCGATTTGAGGTCTTTGTCTTTCTAACCCTTGTTGATGGTCCAAAAAGTCCCTAAATTGATTTGGAAGAGGTCTCATTCCTCTTGGTTGTTGTGCGACAAGCGTAAGTGTAGCAAATAAGCTCATCACGATTAAAATTGTTTTTTTCATATTAATCTATTGTAAATTTATCTGTATTAAAATAATTATTTTCCCAATAAGGTGGATTAATTTTTTTTGGACTTACTTTTTTCAAAAACTCACCATTGATATCATAAACCTTAACTTTATCTAAGGGCCTCCCTGTTGCGAAATCAGCCTCAAAAATGTACTTGTTTCCATCTTTCGATTTGACCACGTCAGTCCAAACGCCACTTCGGTAACCTCCTCGAAAACCACCTTCCGAGCGAATATCTCCATTGGGAAAATAATAAGTCCATTTACCCAAGTATTTTCTCGAAGCTCCGATTTTACCAATGGCTTCAACTTTCCCTGTTCTTCCGTAGAAAATAGTTTGACCAAATGGGTAAAAATCCGATTGGTTTCTTATCTGAGAAACATACCTTATCCTACCTGTACTTGTATAACCCGTTTGAGTCATATCTGAATAATTCATATTCTTATAAACTCCGTCATAATCACCCATAGTCCAAAGACCTTCAAATTTTCCGTTGCTATTGTACGTACCTTTTCTGTAGGTTCTTCCGTTTCTGAAATTCTCTTCATATTCCCCAACTAAACCAACATCTCTCAAACGAGTACCCTTCACTTCAATTCCCCCGTTAGAGTAATACTTAACAAAAGGTCCATCCTCTTCACCATTTTTATAAGTATGAATTCCAGCAAGTTGTCCTCCCCCATAGAAGTATTTCCACAAACCTTGCTTTCTTCCTTTCTTGTCTTCAAAACCATTATCTTTAACGGGAATTTCGAATTGACTTGGGAAATTTTCAGCATCAATACTGTATTTTGGTACCCTATCACCAACAAATTTGAAAAAATCTATTTGTTTTATCTTATGACTTTCATAGTCATTTTTGTCCATGAACTGACCTGACTCGTGGTGTAATTGATAAGGAGACCTTCTATCATCCAAATTGAATAACAAAAAATAACTTGAACCTTTTGGGTCGTTAAGATAACTTTTGAAGTAACTGTATTGACCTATGGTACATATATCAATTTTGGCACCTTTGTCTCTTCCCTTACATCTCCCGAGAATGTCTCTATACAATTTCCAAACATCTTTGTTAACACCAAAAACTTCGAATACCTGATACTTGTAGTCACCGTTATCATAAACCCCCAAATATTTGATTCCACCCGAAGATTGCAATTTCTCGATATCATTTTGTGAAACGAAATTATCTTTACCCTGAATCTCATCAAAGACAATATTTCCCTCTCTAAGTTTAACAATCTCTTGTAAAAATTTCTTAACGTCTTCGGCTGTCTTGTATAGGTGAATGTCTTTATGTTCAAACTTCTTCTTGTTCTTCTCGTATAGGTCAAAGTATTCTTTGTATTTGTAGATGTCTTCAGCTTTGATAATTCCTGTTCCGACCTTTTTTGTAAGCCAACTAAGTAAGTAAAATTTGTCCCCCGTTACCTCAACCAATTTGTTGAAGTCTTCTTCAGAAATAGGCTTACCTTCACCAACATATTTGTTTTTCAAATTGATGGTGTTTTGGTCTACTTGTTCTCTGAGTAGTTTCCAAATAAGTGAGCGTAATTCCATACCCATAAATACTCTAAAGAAATAGTTTGTGAACACTATCCTGTTGGAACTTGAGACAAAGGTATGAACCACCGTCATCTTTGTTGATTAGTTTTGTTATACCGTTATTCAGATGAACTCTGACTCTTAGACCTAAGTCAAGTTTGTCTCCATCAGGAGAAACACATAATACTTTCCAAGAGGTTTTACCTTTCGTTGTGTCTGATAGAATTAACTTGTATCCTTCGGACATTAGTCTGAAGATTTTTGGATTTAATAGGTGAAGAGTCTTTGTACTTTCCTCTAAAAGAATGAGTTTCAATGACTGACCTTTGTACTTTTCAATCACTTTGGACTTGAAGAGTTCCGTGAGAGTTTCAGGTGTTGTTTTAGATAGCTCCTCGTGAATTTTGGATTTAATGGACTCAGCTCCTATTCGGTTACCCGATTTTCTGAACGTATCAATTAGGTGAATACTATCTTTGAATAGGTCTTTGTCGAAATTTGCAGTATTAACATAATCAAAGGACCCAGTCTTAATTTGTTTTTTTCTTTTGAGTGAGAACACGGATAGTGTGTCGTCCTCAAACAGAATTTGGAAATCGATGGTGGTTTTCGTCCCACCAAGGTGAGTTATTTGTTTAACCGACTTACCGAATTTCTCCTCGAACCAAGGAGTGTACTCGTGGATGTTCTTTTCAGAATCAACCGCCGCCCAATGATTTCTACCGTCTGAAGGAAATGCCATAAGGCAAAGATAAGGGAAATATGTTAAAAATAAAAACCCCCGATTTCTCGGGGGATTTACTTATTTCTTTATTTTAGAAACAAGTTTTAGAATATGTGGTCCCACCACAACTCCGACAACTACACCTAATAAAAAGTGCCAGTGCCATAAAAATTCTAATTGTTCCATAGTTTTTTAAAAAAGGTTTAATTTTGTTTAGACTATAAATGATAGTTTAGACCCAAACCCACAAGGTTCGCATGCTTACCATCTTTTACAGTTCTTAGAATTGATTGTTCTAAGCACCATTTATTGTTTATCTTGTATCCAATGGTAGGGACATAAGTAAATTGCCCTTTTTGACCATCGAACAAAGTAACACCCCCATCAAGACCAACATATAGGTTCTTTTTAAGGTGCTTACGGTACCCAACTAACACAGGCATTCTTACAAAAGACGCCTTGTTTTGCATGAATTGGAAAGATACATTCAAATTCTTTTTATGAAAGTTAACTTTCTGACCCCATGCTTTTGAGTCCCAACCAACATTTCCAGCTAACGGTGCGTTCACAGTTGCCCCCACAGAGATGTCCCATCCCTTTTTATCGTGTTTTTGTGCAAATGTTACTAGCGAACATGTGATAGCAAGAAATAACAAAAATTGTTTCTTCATTTTCGTTTTATTTAACGGTTTATAAATAAAAATCCCATCTTCACCTACAACTTAGTTGAGATGGGATGGGACTTATATTCTCTTATAAATATCTTTGAATTTATGAAAATCGACTTACAAGAACCTTTTGACTCTCATTCCCTTGGATGCAAAGTAATCTTTAAAAGCCTGTCTTGTACCAGAAGCTGTTAAATTGAACATATCCTGTATCTTATGGAAAAGTTCATCAGTTACAAATAAAATCTCATCACCTTTTTCGTATGCAATTTGATTTCTTTCGTTTCTACCGAAAAGAACTACATTTTTCTGTTCCTCAGGACTGTAATCTTTCAAATACGAATCCAAAAATAAAAAAATCATTGTATTAACTTTGGATTCATCAATTCGGTTACTTTTCAAAAAGTCTTTTATTCTATTTTCTGTAATGATGTATCTCATGGCTCGACAAATTCTATTTTAACATTGAATTTATTTTCAAACCATTGTTTGAGTAAAACTTTCATTCTTTCTTGACTTAAAGCAAACATATCGGTCAACATTTTTTGGAGATTACGGTTCACCCATAATCTTCCATCTGTATGGTCAAACTCAATAATATCCTCCCAATCATCCTCGTCATCACCAATTCGTTGGGAGATAACAATATAAGGATGAAGACGGTTAACGACCTTTCTTTCGATGATATCGTTTAGATAGTCGATTATGAACTGATTTAACCTATTTTCTGATATTACGTATTTCATATTGGATATTAGTTGTCCCAACCAAAGTTATCGACTTTTTTTAATTCAAGTCCTGTATTCTTTTGAAACCACTCAATAAAAATAGGTTTCCATCCTTCACCAAAATAAGCGTTCAAGGAATTTGCAATCGGGTCAGGAATCAAAACAATTGGACAATCCTCTTTTTTCAAACTTACATTAGGATTTGTGTGAAGAGAATACCACATATGGTTATCATCATAATCATCCTCATCATCGGTGAAATGTAAAAAAAGCTCGTTATCGTTGAGTTTCAATCCTTTTTTATACTCTTTGGTTGACTCCCATCCAATATAAGGCGTTAGGTTATCGTCAAGATATTTGATGATTTGTTTTACCAACCTTCTGTTTTGTTCCTCTGTTATTATATAAATCATACTTTCGTCCAATTTAATGAATAGACATCCACGTCGAGAGGTGTCCCATAATACGTTACATCAATATTGAAAAAGGACTTTAGGTCTTTGAATATTTCCCTTTTGGTTACAGCGGCCCAATTTCTATCATTTTCCATATTATTGAAATCAAAATAAAACTTCAGATTTGGTTTTTGAATTGAAAAGTTTTCATGCCCATAGTGAGAGGGTTTCTCCTTAATCTCAATCTTTACCAATAATTCACTGTACTTAGATTCGAAGTAATCAACTATCCTTGGAATAATACTTTCAATATGACTTTTATATTCTTTAATGAACTCAACTCTACCTTCCGTTGGTAAGCTGTGAAACTTAACCACCCAATCTGGAGTATCAGGTTCCACTTTGAGAGCTTCCTTTAAAACCTTTCTTATGAGTTCTTTCATATCTTATAAATACGAATGAAAATAAAAAACCCCTCCGTTTCGGGAGGGGTCTGAATTAGTTTCCTTTGGTAGGGAACCTTGTCCAACCGTTAGTCCAAGTTGGTTTGGATAGTAAATCCATTTCCTCTTTGGTATATTGTTTTTCTAAATTACCTTCGGATAGTGCCTTGGTTTTCATGTCTGTTGCTGTAAACACTGTAGAGGTAGATTTGAAATTGAGAAGTGGGTCAAATGCCTGAATCTCATTATTCAAAAATTTAGAGACCCCGTCCTTGTAAGACTGAGCAGTTTCATTACTTTCAATTGAAAATGAACCCTTTTGATATCCAAGTATTTTTGAGTTTGTTATTGTGAATTGAGTTGCTCTTCTCCATCTCAAACCTAAATTATGGTTTGATAAAGAAGTGTTGCTGAATGGTCCAATCAAAATCATTTGGTTTAACTTTGGATGTGTGAATGGTTGTGCAGATGAACCTGTTCCATCGTTATCACATTCAACACCATTTCCTGCATCTCCGTTATCAACAAATAAAGGGTCTCTTTTGGAAACACCGTAATTAAGTTCACCTGTATAACCAAAGTCAAAGTCATAATCATCATCTGCTGTTGCGAATGCATAAAGATATCTTGGTGATACAGTTCCACCGAAGAATTCAAAAGCGTCGTCGTTAGCGTAAATTGTTTGAACATATTGAATAATTGTTCCTCTACCAACCGCACCTAACGTCAAAGCATTTATCTCCGAATTTGGAAGTGCTGCGATTCCAGCGTACTCAATTCTAACATACTTGATTATACCACTGTTGTCTTCATCATTTGTCCCGCCATAAGGTCTTCCGATTCCACCTTCAATTGTTGGTTCAGAACTTCTGTTTGTTTTTGCTCTACCAAGAATTACAATTCCACCCCAATCACCAGGACTTCTTTGTCCTTCAGGTTGACCTGATGTGAAAACAATTGGTCTATCAGGTGTGCCTTCAGCAATTATCTTTGCACCTCTCTCAATACATAGTGCACCTTTTTCTGCAACATCTGATTTGATTACAGTTCCTGGTTGGATGATTAATGAAGCCCCATCTGTTACATAGACATAACCCTTCAATGTCCATACTTTGTCTGAAGTCAAAGTTGTTGTTGCATTGATGTTACCTGTAAGAGTAGTTGATGATGGTACGTTTATTGGTCCCTCATCACCTCCAAGGTCTTTAGTACAACTGATAAATGATAATAAAGTCAGAGAAAATAATAATTTTTTCATAGATTTAAATTAATTGATAGAGAGATTGATTGTTCGTTGTTTGTTTTAATCAAATCCCTATTGTTTATTTTTTGATAAAATCTTGTTGGTTGTGCTAGCAAATCCCCAACAGATAATTTTATTTCTCCTTTTTTTAATTTTCTTAATATAACCATGTCTACAACATCTCTTGAGTTTTCGAAGATATCAGGATATCCTTGAAATCCAACTGCAGATATTCTTTCTCCGATTCTATTATATGTTATTGAAACAGAGTTGTTGTTCTTGTGGAAGTTTAATCCACCGTTGATAATGTAATTTGATTGTCCTTGTAATTGTCTTTTGATTTGACCGACATTCACATTTGAATTGATAAGTGCTGAGTTTGTGTAAACATCAAGCCACTCGCTCATTTTTTTTCTAAATTCAAATTCAATTCCCATTACAGATGCTTGATTTGGATTTGTATATGTTAGAAGAAGATTTGATGGTACTGAACCGTCAGCAACTATTTGTTCAATTGGTCTGATAAAGTTTTTCGAGAAAACTCCAATTGAAAAGTTTTCACCGAGTTTTGGGTAGTGTTCCCACTTCAAATCGAAGTTATAGATATCAGTCTTTTCGAGGTTTGGATTACCTAAAAGTTGTGCGTTTCTAACAAAGTCATAGTATGCAAAGTTTGCTACTTCTCTGAACTCAGGTCTTGCTAATGTTTTGGACATTGAAAATCTAAACTTATCTTTGTCCAAGTTATAAGATATGTTAGCTGAGGGTAAGAAGTCCAAGTATTCTCTGTTAACTCTCACTCTCGTACCACTGAAATCTGATGTGTTAACTTGAAATACATTGTACTCTGTTCTAAGACCACCATTAAATTTCCATTTGTTCCATGTCTTATCGTATTGGACATAACCATTCGAAAGGTCAAAGTCGGCAGAATATCTATCAGTGTTGTTTGTAATTTCGTTTAATAGGTCAACAGCATCATATCTGAATATTCTTGCTTGAAAGTTTCTGAACTTTTTTAGGTGTCCTACACCTACTTTAAAGTCACCAAAGTCTTTGTCTACCGAACCATTAAATTGGTTTTCATCCATTACCGACCAAAACCTATAGGTGTCTCTCCAAGCAACTGAGAAGTTATCATTTGTTCCCAATGACTTTGTTATTGGATTAACTCTATAATCAGGTTGGTCTCTTAACATCAAATTATAACCCAAGATGAAATCCCATGTCTTTATCTTACCTTCGAACTGAGAGTTGAAGATTGTTTTAACCACCGTGTTTGATGAATTACTTTTAACATATTGAACGTTATCATAATTCTCACCGTTTCTTTGTAGATAAGAACGTTCAACCTGATGATTCAAAATTGACTTCCAAGAGAATTTATTATCACCAATATAAGTTAGGTTGAATAATCCACTCACAGAACTGTTATCAGTAAACAAAGTGTCTCTGTATTTGTAAGCAAGCTCTGTTGAACTTTGATAGTCCAATCTATCTGTGTAGTTAAGACCAAATGATTTTCTCGCGTTTGAGCTAAACAAGTAATTCCACTTGGACTTTTTCAAACCAAATGAAAGACCTCCATTAAAGTTTGGCGTGGATAGGAAGTTACGTTCATTTCCATCAACCACTAGTTTTGTGTATGCCCTTCTGTCTCCGATTGTTCCAACTCTGAATTTGTATGTTGACGGAAACTTGGTGGGGAAGGTTATATTTTCCACCAATCTGAAATCTCTTAAACTCGAAACCGTTCCATAACTTGTTCCGAATGATAAGGACAAAAAATTGTCGTTTACCTCCTTTGTTGTAACTTGAACAACTCCACCAGCGAAGTCACCAGGAAGTGATGGAGAAGCCGATTTCAATACCATCACGTTATCTATAAGACCCGCTGGTATGATATCAAAAGAAAATGACCTTCTATCTGGCTCTGTCGAAGGTAAAATTGTTTTATTTAAAAATGAAAGGTTATATCTATCAGAGAGTCCTCTTACCAAAACAAACTTATCGTTTTGGATTGTAACCCCATTAACCCTTTTCAATACGTCACCAACTGTTCTATCAGGAGTCTTCTTAATGTATTCAATCGATACTCCATCAGATACAACATTGTTGTTTCTTATTGTTCTGATAACAGAAACTTCAGTAACTTTCTGTGGGACACTCCTTACTACAACCTCATTTAATTGAGTTGTATTGTCTTCAAATACGATATCATAATTCATATCACCCTGAACCAATAAGTCCTGTAGATACTCCTTATATCCAACGTAGGTTGCTTTAATTTGGTACTTACCCTCGGCTAAAGTGATTGAGTAAATTCCGTCCTTGTCTGATAATGTAGTGAAGACCTCACCTTTTTCGTTCTTAAAAGTAATGTGAGAAAAATAGATTGTCTCAGTCTTTGATTTTGTTACCCCTTTGATGTTCACTTGAGAGAACAAAAGGTTTGGTAAAATTAGAAATAAAAATAAAAGTTGTTTCATGTCCACAATAATTATGAACTCAACTTTACATGCCCATAGTTTTTGTATTAACAAATGGTTAAGATATCAATAAATAAAAAAACCCCTCCGTTTCGGGAGGGGTTGGCTCTTAGATTGTTTCTACAATCGAAGCGGTTACGCCATCCCACTTCTTGATTTGAGTTTTGGGAACCCAAAACTCCATCTCACCAATCTCCTCAACACGCTTCAGGTACTCCTCACGGAAACGCTGAGCCTGAGATTTGTCGGTGATGTACTCCACACCCACATGTTTAGCACAAATCTTACCGAACCCAGTCAACATTGAAAACTCATCAGTCAAAGTCTTCAAACAACAAGTACAAACATCACCACGCTTGATAGTCAACTTACCTGTGAAAAGAACCGCCTTTGGAGACACAGCTTTAAGAGCTGTGATGTCGATAAGGATTGGGTTGAACTTGAGACCATACTTCTCTTTGAGTTCGACGCCCTTCTTACGACCAAGTTTGATGGTTTCTCCGATTGTTGGCCAGTTCATACGAACTGTCTTTTCTTTGTCCTCCTCCTTTTGAATCTGAGCCACAGCGGCTGAGATTTGCTTTGAGGTAAGTGTACCCCACTTTTCGAATTTGGAAGCGATGTCCTTAACGAATGGGTTCTCACCCTTGTACTCGACGATACGCTTCACGTCCTCAGGAAGTTCGGCTTTGTTGATGGTCTTAACTTCAGAGTTAAGAGCCTTCTCGGTAGCCATGAGTTGCTTTGGGGTTAAACCTCCCCACTTCTTGAGAGCGTCTTTCATGTTGAGGATAAAACGGTTTTGACCTTGGTAGTTACGAACTTTGTCTTGAACTGAAACTTGGGTTGTGGTAGTCATGGTGGATGTGTTTTGTGAATACAAAGATAATCATTTCACACAATTCACCAAAATTATTTGACGAAATAAGTTATAAAATCTGATAAATAAAATTATTGGTTTATCAAACTTTCTTTGGAGAATGGTATGATTGATTTAAACTCCTCATTTGATATTTTTTCGAACCATTCTTTGAAAATAGGAACCCATTTATCAGAAAAGAATCCATTCAGTTTAGTGAGTTCTTTTGGGTGTATTTCAACAAACGGACAAATATTTTTAATTTCATCTAAAGTGAATTTCGGGAAATCATATTGGTAAATTCCCCACTTGGTCTCAGTGAAGTTTTCACAGTTGTACCAATTTAGTAAAACGATTGCATCTTCATCTCCTATTGGCTTGATTATTTGGAAAGTTTTACCCTGCAATGCATGATAACTTTCAAATCCTTCGGGTTCAAAAATATTTTTTATTTCAGTCAAAATTAAATCATCCAAAGATTCTTCCTTTATCAATATTTTCATAAGTAAATTTAATTAATTGGAAAATAAATTATCCTTTGGTCATTTTGAAATTTCTTTCCTTGATTTGTTGAATCAAATTCGGTGATGCTGACCTATCAATCAAAATTGAACCCCCCACAAATTCCAAATTTCCTAAATCCTCAACACTAGATTTTCTTAGTCTTAGTTTTCCACCAACATATTTCAAGTCACCTAATGATTTTATATTTGGTGAAGTTATCACTAATTCATCACCAACGTACTCTAAGTCACCTAATGAATTCAATTCTGTTAGGCCATCACCTAAAACACACTTACCCCAAACTTTGCGAAGTTTACCCAATGAATTGGTTTTTCCCGATTGTAATTTGAACTTACCTTTAACCTCAATTAAGGTATCAAGATTGTTGCAAACGCTAAGCGAACAATCTCCTTTTACAAATTCCAACCCACCCAAATAATCTAATTCCGCCCCCACCCACAAATCACAAAAAACATTTTTTAGTCTTGATAAGTTATTGATACCACTAAAAGAAGGCCTTCCGTCAAACCACACTTTATCCCTGATGAGTACAATATTTCCACCAAGTTTACTGGGAATTGATTTCATATTCTCTGTTGCTAAAAATAATTTAGGGTCCTCATAAATCAAAAAAACTGAACCGCTGGAGTCTGACTGCAAATCCAAAATATTTGAAATTTCTTCTAAATTCTTTCCAGCTACTTCTGATAAAATTGATATTATGTCCTCATCGGTATATCCAGCTAAATAAGTTCTGAGATATGGGTCTTCTCTGTCTATAACCGCTTCTGCGGTATTTTTTTTATTAACCCACTCTATTTGGCCTGTTTCAATGTCTCTTCTTGCAAGAGTTATACCACCCCCTACAGATTTAATTGTTAAACCTGATTCTTTAATGTAATTTAATAATTTACTCAAATATTTTTCAGAAACTTGTTCCCTTATTATGTTTCTTATCAATTCTCTCATCTAAAATAAATATAAAACCCCCACCATTTGGTGAGGGTTCAAATATAATGATTAATCTATTAGTTTTTCATTACGTACGGAGTTAATTCAGTCTTAACTTTCTCAAATTGTTCCTGAGTAATCATTCCCAAATCGAGAAGTTCTTTTTGTTCTTTGAGTTTAGCAAGGGCATTTTCTCGGTTCATACCTAAAGATTTCAATTCACCCACCGCAAAAGCCTCCTCAATATTAATTAGATAATTTGGACACATACCACAGAGTCCTTTACTAATAATATAAATTCTAAAACCAGCTCTTTTTGTTCCTTGAGCGTAAATTCTTTTAATGACGGTGTTGTTACCACTTACACTTGCTAAAGTCGGAGTTAATGGAGTTCCCGCCAATGCACCTGCAACACCTGAATAATCTTCAATGAAAGTAAAAGTTTTATTAACAGAAGGTCTGCCAATTTTCAAAGTATCACCGACCTTATATGTATGTCCATCCAAAGCAACATATTGGTCGAAATCCGCAGCTTCGAAAGCACCTTTGGTGAATGTTTTCATTTGCTCCGCGGTGATTGTTTTTTGACCATAAGATTGAATCGATGCAATTAGGGCGATTGCGACCACAAGGATTTGTTTCATGTTTATTTGTTTGATTTAGATTACAAAGATAAGTGCATTGGTAATTACGGCAAAATTAAATTTTATCAGATTTTTTCAAGTTATCTTCCTTAAGTAAAAGTTGACCATTTTCAATTGTTGTCTCACCACCCAAGGTATATGGGTCAACGTGGTCAGCATGAACCAAATCACCATTCAAAACTTGTAATAAATCCATCTTTACTTCCGTTCCATCAAGTCTTTTGACGATACCTTTAGATTGTTGGTACATTTTGATTTTATCATCAATACTGAAAAGTCTTTTGTTATCCAACTTGATAAAGTACTCGTCGATATAAGGGATGAAATCCGAAATAATTCTATCTGACTTTTCCTTCAACTTCTTTGGAGCGTATCTAAGGTTGTTCTTCCAAGAATCGATTTCCATAAGTCTTTTACCTTCCAACTCAATGTAAGTTTTAGAGAATTCACTAACGGTCTTCTCATTCAACTTTCTACCTGTGTTGTGGTAAATCTCATACAAGAAAACAAATAGGTTCATTACCAGGGATTTATCAATCTTGATTTTGTTTGTTCCCATGTTTTTCACAATTGTCTCCCATGCGGAAATTATTGTTTTGAACTCTTTTTCGTTATCGATACTTTTTCTTTCATAAAGAGACTTCAAGGATGCCACTGAGATGTTAGTTGAAGGATGTTGGTGATAAGCCAACATCATAGCATATAACTCATCGTCCTGCATTCTATTCTGATTAAGACCAGAAATCAGTTGTGTTGTGTTAGATTTGGATAAGTCGACAGATAAATCACGGATGAAATCAGAAACGTAACCAAAAATTGCATTTCGGTCTTCTTGTTTGTTCCAAGCAATACCTTTGTTGGTTCTGATTGCAATCAGATGCATATCAGCTCTTGAACAACTTCTGAAGATGGTCAAAGGAATTTGTCTCTCCCTGAAGAAAATCTCCTCATCAGGTTTCATATTTTCTTTATCCACAACCGCCCAAGAATCCAAACAATAGTTTGTTCTATTATTACCATCGATTGAAATATACTTGAAGTTCCTCTCCTTGACTTTTGTAAAATAATCCAAGTCAAGTTGATTCTTTGTTATTTCAGCCTTTTCAATACAACTTTCAACCGACACCAAAATTATTGGATTCGCGATTGTGTTTTCAATAACAGAGGTTCTAAACCCAATCTTACTTGAGTCTTTCCAAACTTTTTTTCTTTGGAAACGTGGGTCTACATATGTTTTGAGAGCGTAACTTTTTACAAAGTTCTCAATGGTGGTTTCGGTATTTTGTCTGTATATCATCTGTCGTATTTTCAGCAAATATAAAGTAATTGTTGTTATGCCAAAAGTTTTTTTCCTGCCTTTTCTCTATGAAATTTGATTGCAAATCTGTGAATCTCCTCTTGTATCACACCTAACACCGTCCATTGCATTGGATGTTGTTTACCATCAATCGTGTGGATGATATTACTTCTGTGATTACCATCTTTGGAGATAGATATCAGGTCAACTTTACCAAGAAGGTTCAGTGATTCCAAAACACCTTTCGCGGTGTTTAATTGACCCTTTCCTCCGTCAATAATAACAAGGTTGGGTAGTTGACCCTTTTCATCCAAGAGTCTCTTAAAACGTCTATAAACCACCTCTTCGAAGGACGCACAGTCGTTACCTTTGTTCTCTCCATCACGGATGATGTACTTACGATACTGATTTTTCTCAGGTTTGTTGTTAACAAATCTTACAGAGGCTGCAACATTACAATCCCCCTGATTATGGGAGTTATCGAACGCTTCAATGATGAGTGGCAATTGAGAAAGACCCAATACCTTCTTGATACCAAAAGCAATCTTGTTGTACTTACGTACTCGAATTGGTTCAAGTTTGTCCTCAAGGAGTTTGATTTGGTTAACTCTATGAAGATAGTTGTCCGCTTTTTCAAATTCCAGATTCTTAGCAAACTCATGCATCTTACCTGTGAGAAATGTCTTGAGCATCTTGTAATCGAGTTCAAAGATTTTTCTGACGATAAGTTGATACTTCAAGTAATACAAATTGGATTCAAGAGCAATACAAGGAGCATTACAACGTCCAAGGTGATACTCAAGACAAGGTTTGAACTTACCCGCTTCGATATTCTCTTGATTGAGAGTATAGGAACAGGTTCTGAGTGGTAGGATGTCGTTGATAAGTTGCATTACCTCGTGAGCCCTCTGACCTGATGTGAAATTGATACCACGAGTCTCATCACCTTTACCGTGAGTGATTTGGAGTTTAGCATAAGGACCCTCAGTCAAAGACAAGTACCAAGTTCTTGTCTTGTCGTCCTTACCTTTGATGTTGAACTTTGGTTTGTAGATTTTGATGAGCTCTTCTTCCATGATAAGAGCCTCCGCTTCAGATGAAGCAATCTGATACTCAACATCACGGATTTGTTCAACAAGAGTTCTTGTTTTTTTGTCCTCGTGTTTTTTTGTGAAATAAGATGATACACGTTTTGGAAGGAACTTCGACATCCCAACATAGATAACCTGGTCTTTATCATCTTTGTAGATGTAACAACCAGGGTATTTGGGAGCCGACTTTATTTTTTCTTTGAGTTCCATTCTTTTTTGTGTCTATAAAACCAAATAAGGTGAATAACAATAACGCACGAATTTACAACAATTGTTGGACCTGCAGAAATTCCAACACCATAAATAATCCAAAAACAAGCACCGATTGTATTAATCAGTCTTAAACGGAAAATGTTCTCAACTAAGAATGAACTTAGAATGAGAACAGTTCCAATGTATCCAAATATTTCCCAACTCATTTCGCGAATGCCTTATCTGCCCAAGTCTTAGCCCCAACCAAAGTCCACAAATTCATATCACACATATCAGGGAAAGACTGTCTCATAGTTCCCACAGTGATTACCTTTAAAAAACCAAGGTCGATTGAATACCACTTACCACCTTTGGTAGTGTAAACGTTCATCCACTGACCGTATTCGTTCTTAGCTTGAATGTTAACCAAAGAATTCTTACCATACCCACGGATTACGTCAACGGTTCCTTTGGTGTCGTGGATGTTGATGAACCCCGCCTTGCATTTGCCTGCAATACGGAATTCATATTCCTTGTTGATATCTTTCAGGTGGTTTGAAACTGAAACGTCGAGAGATTTACCTTTAACGTAAGTTCTGAATGAACCGTAAAAAACGTCAGAAGAATAGGCGTTGTTGGTGTTGATGTGAAGTGCGGGGATGGTGATGGTTTGGGTCATAGTGTGTTTGTTTTTGTGAATACAAATATACGACCCTCAAAGTTACCAGCCAAAAAATTTTATATGGACTTCAAAATTTCTTTGACGTTGAGCCATTCTATCCCTCTCCCTGTGCCAGTCGATGTAGTTCATCATACCTTATCACAGATGTGAGGTTGGTAACAACCTTGACCTCCACCTTCAACATATCCAACTCTATCGTTGATGTTTGTTGAACGAAGATATGGTGTCTCTTGACCACAGATTACACATCTGTCTTTCTCATCCATCTTTGGGTCTCCTTGAAGAATACATCCTAAGTGGTCGTAACCTACGAGGTAATCGTACTCAACTTCTGAGGTATCTTTACCGCAGATGGAACAAGTCCAAGGTCTAATAATTTTTTTGACGGTTCCGTCAGGGGCAATATCCAAAAAGAAATGTTCATCATCTCTTGGTGGACCTTCTTGATTTCTTCTTTCTTGCCAATACTTGTTTCTCACAAGTTCCCCTAAAGCATAGTTATTTGAATTACTGAGAATTTCTTCTGATGTGATGGTCACTGTAATGCTCATATGATTTGTTTTTAAAAAAATATGATACAAAAACAAAAAAACAAATCTATTTATATGTTATGGAAAAAAAATCACAAGAGTGGTTAGAAAAGTTCAGAAATACATTGGGTGAAAAGTATAAGTACATCTTAACTTCAGAGCTCAAAAATTATGAAGTGCTAAGTTGTTTTTGTGATGAAGTGATTTTAGATAAAAATGACGAGTTGATAGAAATAAGTTTGGATATCCATGTGGATTTCATGGGTGGGTGTAATGGTGATTCATATTCAATCGGTTACATGATAAACCAAATGAACGATGACTTAAGAGCTGTATTATATGAATTTATTGTTGATAAAAAAACTTTAAAATTCAGAAAAGCAAGTGAAAATGACCCAATGTTAAATGACGGATTATTTTTAGACTTCATTTATAAAATTGATGAGAAACACGAAGCCAAGATTTTTTATAAATACGAATACGAAGAGTTATAATGATAAGTAACGAAAAGATATATAAGATTGCCAAGAATTTACATGAGTTCACGGGACTACACACTTACAGTTCCCCAACCAATGTAATTACCCTTTTCAAAAATAGGAGGGACCAAACAACAGAATACATAAGAAATTTCGGACCAGATAATTTCGTTAAGATTTGTATTGCAATGTGGGGAATATCAAGTCAGGCATCATTTGAAGAAATTGAAAGATGGTATGAGGAATTGTTTTTTGCAACTGTGTTTTACACAGATGGGGATTACCATGAAAATGAGTGTGATGACTGTAGCGGGAATGGAAGTGTAGACTGTGATTATTGTGATGGGAATGGAAGAATTGATTGTGATGACTGTGACGGAAGCGGTAAAATTAGTTGTGATACATGTGATGGAGATGGTGAGGTTGAGGATGGTGGTGATACGAAGACTTGTGAAACTTGTGATGGTGATGGTGATGTATATTGTGATACTTGTGACGGTGACGGCTACGAAACATGTGACCAATGTTCGGGTGGAGGTAGTGAAGAATGTAGTGAATGTGATGGTAGTGGTACAATAGTATCTGATTTTGAAAAGAATTATTATGTCCAATTAATCGCATCTTGGAATCCAACACTCAAAACTAAATGTGAATTAGAAGAGGAAACAATGAAGCCAATAACCTCTCAAACCAAATTTGAATCTCTAAATTCCGTGATGATATTAAACACCGATGAAAGCTATGCTGAATTAGATACTGAGGTTCAAGAACATAAAATATACTGTTTGCAGTTTATGGGAGACTCACCAAGATTAAGTCTATCTCCATTTGATACTAAAATAGATATGGTAGCTTGGGACGCTGACCACCTTTATTTATGAGTGAAGTAAATTATTTTTTGAAGGTTTTATCGAAAGAAGGATATCCAAATCCTGATGTAAAATCTATTGCCGCAATGATGGATTATAATATAGAATTATTTCTATTAGACCTAAAACAAGAAATCGGTGAAGATGGTGTAGTTGATTTTTGTGAGAAAGCAATAGAAAAACTTACAGGTAAAGAAGGTCTTAGAGTTGATTTGGATGGACCAAACGGTGATGAATATTGTTATATACACATATACCCAATATATTACCACGAGGATGAATCTGAAAATGATGTTATAAGTAAACATGTTTGGGGTGACTCAAAAATTTTGAGTACAAATGAAGAAGGTGAAGGGGAATATATGACTATTCAAGAGGTCATTGATAATACAGACATGGGTGGTTGGTCTGATTTAGACGACCTACTCGACCATATCAAAGAGAAAGCATACAACAAAGTATATCAAAACTGTGGTTTTGGTATATGGTGGGAATAAAAAATGGGAGACCGAAGTCTCCCATAGGGGCTGTACGGTTTTAACAGCCACTCCACCACCAAGTTTTACTTAACTTGGAAATCATTTCTAAAAATAAGATTAGCAATAAATTCCACTTGTTTGGAATCCTGATAGCCTAAAACATCATCGTTGGCTTCAGGGACATAGTATTTTGTAACAAAGTCCCGAGTTTCCTCATCTAAGATGGCAATCTCAAAATCATTCTCGAAATCTCCGTATAAACCCTGAGCACCTCCCACAATTGAAAGAGCGACTTTACCATCGGAAAGGACCGTTTGACGAGCTCCTTCCATTCTATTTGAGTGAGGCTTAGAGTAAGATATTATGTCTTTAATTGTAATCATTTTGAGTTCAAAAGTTGTTTTAATTTAATTTCAAGAAGTTCGATGTTGTCCTTATCCTTACGGTTCTTGTTAGGTTTCATTCGAATACAATCAATAATCTCACGGATATAATCCGCTTCAGATTGCTCAACAGGTTCGGGAGAACCTTTGAGAAGTTTGTCTTCATTTTCAACATCGTCCTTAGCATTTCTCTCGCCAAGTTTGTACGCCCCGTACACAAGCGCTCCGAAGAACGCATATCTTAGAATTTGTTTGGTGTTCATTTGGTTACCTCCGCTTCGATTTTAGATTTATTAACAAGATGGTCAGTTAGAGTGTACATATCAAGTTTAGTGGTAACGATTGAGTTAACCAAGTGCTTATATGGTATATGAACCAAAAAATCGGTTCCATTGAAAAATGTGAGGTCGTTTTTTGTCTCGATACAACCTTGTACGAGTTTCAAGAACAACTTAAATTGACTAGCATTTACAAAGGTCTCTTCCAAAAGAATTCCGAAAGTCTCGTGTTGAATTTTTACGTGATGGCTGTGTAGGTTCATATCGTTTTTATTTACAACAAAGATAAACAATTATTCGGTACCACAAAAATTATTTTTTAAATCTGTGGTGATATAGGTGTAACTACTTCTTTACCATCAGAAATAATTCTATAAGTGGTAATTTCACCCAAATCAGGGAAACTTATCAGTTCGACTCTAATTCCCCATCTTCCCACTTGATTGTTGACTTCAGGTGTTACAATAGAAGTTAAATCCACCAAGTCCTCCCAAGTTGTACCTTCGACCATATCACGAATAATACCTTGAGTTGTATCAACCAATACGTCATTTGCATGCATTACCCCCAAGAGAAATTTTTCAACATCGTAGATATGATATCTAACAATACTTGATAACACAACACTTTTTTCATCCAAGGAAGTAACAGTTTGTGGTTTCAAATTTACCGTTTGGGTAATAACAGGGGTTACCCAAATCTTATCAAAGAAAGGGAGTTTAAAATTTAAACCTGGATAAACTACTTTCTTGAATTTACCAAAGGATAAATGCACGCCTTGTTCCCATTGGTCAACTATTTTGAATGGAAGGATATCGTGAATGAAAGTAACAACGACTTCTATTAATTTATCAAACATATAATTTGGGTTTTGTACCACAAATATACGAAAAAATTTTGAATATTAATAAAATTATTTGTATTTGAGTAGTCTATCGCTTTGAATCATGTATACATACTCGGGCAAGAATTCTTCAATTTCCTTATAGAATTTTTTACAGTCTTTGACTCTTTCACTTTCATCGTAATTGTACACAATTTTTCTGAACCATATGTGGTCCCAATTAAGTTCTTCTTTTGACTTATCATGAGATAACATATAGAAAAATGGGTCTGCTCTTCCTACCTCCGAATCAACATATTCTGTATCAGCCAAAAATACCCTATCTGTTAAAGTTTGTGGTAAGACATTATTGTTTCTGAGTGATTGACCAAATAGTCCTTGGTCTGTTACAAGCCAAAACCATTCAGGAACTTCATTTTTGGTGTTTACCGCTTTCAAATGTTCTTCAAGATATTCTTTCTGAACTGTCTCGTCATTGATATAAAGAAACGAAGTATTGGGTATTAACATCTTATAAGAATAACCGTCCTTTGGTTTCCAATGTTTGATTTCTGAATATTGTTGTTCTGTTGGATAATAATAACCTCTTGGGATTTCCCAATAAGGAATTGTGATTTTTGAATCAAAGACCCATTCAGGGAGCCTTTGTCTGACGATAAAATCCAAATCCAAAAAAACAAAAGGACCTTTTTCTTTTCCGATTACAAAAGATTTACCCGAAGTCCAAAATTGACCAGCATCAACATAATCGTAGTTTTCAAGGGTATGAACATCAATTTCATCCCACAACTTAATCATGTTGTTTTTTCTATAATATTCGAAACCAGTTTTGTCGGTGAAAAGTTTTGTTGGTCCATTGAATCTTTTCCAATAACCAACCGCCAATATGGTGAACAATAACTCTTGGTCTGTGGTCATGTAGACATCGGACTCTTGAGCTCTATAAACACTGAAAGCATGACCTCTCAGCCTTTTTCTCTCAACGTAAGGTTTCGTCCAATTTACGAAAACACCCTTCATCATCTTTTAAATTATAGATTTCATTGAGAATTTCAAGACCTCTCACGTCGTTTAAAGAATACTCTGCGTAGTTTCTTATTGTTTCAATTTCAGGTTTATAATATTCACCGTTCAAACTGAAATCTTTTTTATTGTTACCATAATGATAAATAAAATTGGATGAATTTTCCAACGTGATATCTAAGTCAACAGCATATTCGGGAAGTGGTCCATCTTGTTCATCATTAATGAGAACAGCAACCTTTTTGTTATTTTTCTTGATTAACTGTGCCAGCATATACTGTTCAGCAAATAATATATAGTTTTCACAGTAATCTATATTTTTGTTTTTATTAACACTACTCCACTGATACATATAATCCAACGCAAAATCACAATATTGATTTTTAAAATCATTGTCCTTAATGTAAAGGCATGAAACATTTAATGAATAACCATCCCACTCAAAGTCACTTCCTATAACAATATCTTTTAGACAATGTTCAGGAGTGGAGTAATAGTACTTACCCTCGATTGATTCGAAAGAATATGCACCAACGTCGTGATTGAAAAATCCAATTTTTGAAATGTCTTTAAACAATCTGAAATCCAAATCAAAAACTGTCGTAGGTCCTTTTGTTGCCCTTTGAGCTAAAATTTTTGAATATGCCCAAAAAAACTTTGGACTTATTTTATATTCTTTATTTAAAACTGAATCGTTAATTTCATTAAAAAGGGATGTGATTCTGAAATTCCCCAAATACTTTCTTGTGTGGTCATCACAAAAAAGAATTCGATTAAAACTTGGAAAAAATTTTTTTACAAAAAGCACATTGGATACCAAAGACATTAACTCTGGTTTGGATTGTTTCCAACTCGAATCCTTATATCTATCATGGGCGACCCATATTGCGTTCATGATAGAAAAATAATAAATGATGGGAAATAAAAAACCCCAAGTTTAACTTGGGGTTATATTTTTTAGAATAAATCAGGGTCTTTTTTGTCTGTAGTTTCTATTGGAACATTAGTTGGAACGGTCCCATCAAGTGGTACCGTATTTGTAGCATCATTGGCTACGGTGCCAGTGTTTGTTGAATTGTTGGTCAATGTAGTTGGTTCTGTTGAGGAATATACAGCGTCTGCCCCTTGGAAGTCGTCAACCCCCATCACATCTGTGTCGACCACTGTCGGATTGAGATATTCATTTTTATAACTACTCCAAGCCTTATTAGTTCTCGGACCAAATCTTCCATAACCTCTTCCTTTATTCACTTTACCATCGGCGTATCCTGTAGCCCAACCCGCTTTGTTGATGTCTAACCAATCCTGAAATTTTTTAACTCCTTCAGAATTTGCTAGTTCTGTTGGGATTTGTATACTAGGTCCCGAGCCACCACCTGAACCACTACCTGAACCACCACCTGAACCACCACCTGAACCACCGAACCCTGTCGGGTCAGTAATATTAATTTGTTCCGAAATGAATAAATTTTCCGAATCAGTTTTTCTTATATCGTAGACCATAAATTTCTTCATAGTCTGAATTTCATTGATAATTTCTCTTTTCATATTACGCTTTTAAAACCCATTCCGTTTTATTTTTCAAACCTCCTGGTTCATCAGGTCCTGACGCAACGCACTCACACTTTGCCGACCAAGTTTTTCCACCTTTTTTCAAAAGAACGTTAGCTTCATTTGGGTAACCCGCGATAGCACTACCATTCAAGAAAAAACTAAGTTCACCACCTTTATAAGGTACTTTACCATGTTGTTTATCTCCTTCACCATAAACCTGATATCCAGTTACGCCCTCTAAACATTTGAAAAAGTTTGCCACGACTGTTGTTTGGGCATTTGGTGTAGGTGTTGGTGTTGGAGTAACTGCGGTTTTTGCCACATCTTGTTTATCCTTATCAGCCTCTAACCAATTCATTAATGTTCTACGAGTTTCTTTACCTGTAGAACCATATCTCGACTGATATAGACTTTTCAAATCATCATAAAGGCTATCACCTTCATCGTCTTCATACATCTCCATAAATCGTTTAAGACAAGGTCTTACTACAGCCTCATCCGAAACTTTACAATACTTACCCTTATATTTCTCTAAGATTTTTTTTATTTCATTGAGGTCAGATTCTGATGTCCATCCCGCACCTCCAGTTACAATGCCAGCTAGTTTACCTGTGAAACCCGCAGTTCCATCCATTAAATCTACGACACGTTCAACGTCGTCCATCAAATCAGTATCTGTAAATGGGTCTTGAGCCGTTCCTGTTCCCTCTTTGATTAAAGATTTTGTTTCAACTAAAGATTTTTTGATTAAGTTGATTAGTTGAGACTCTGTTAGTCTTATTTTTCTTTTATCCATGAGTTCTTTATTTTATAAATATATTTCAAAATTGATTTTATTTTCTTATAAATATACTGCAAACAAAAAAACCCCAACGTAGATACGAAGGGGTTTGGCAAAAAACTCTGAGAATACAAGTTTTATTGAGAATCTTTAGAAGGATTATTTGTTCCCTTCATTTCCACTTCCTTTTGAGAAGTAATCCTCAGTCACGGTCAATTAGATTAACCAATCCTTAAGTTGTGTACTACTCTCTCTTTACTCATCACTCTTCGACCCTGCCGAGCCAATTCATCCTTGCGGGATTAGAGAATTTTCGAAAAACTCATGTCGGGTTTGGGACCCTTCACGGCAATGAACCTCTCATTACTATGTAGTGACCTGTTGTCCACAACTGACGAGCACTTTTCCTTTATTGATTTTATTAGATTTTCACCAATTGAAATTAATAATAGGTTGGTTTACGGATGAGGAAGGTAGCGGCCCGTCAGAAGCCATGCCATCTTTTGAACGACACGATACTAAACTACCCTCTGAAGTCTCCCGACCTCCATGTTTTACGACAACTTCATAACTCATACCCTTGGTAGGGTCAAGGTTAAGGTTGAATCAGCACCACCTGTTTTTCAACATACCTTTCGGTTTTAAGTCACCGTTTACATTGGAAAACGTGATTGTGATGGTGGATGCCATCAATTCTCACATATATCCTTCAGGTTATTCTTATTGGTCTTCCGACCTCAACCAAACGACCCGTATCGCTTGGTCACCCAACCACGTTCCCTACAGTGTTACCCTCGGTAGTAAAGGTTAGATGATATCCTGATTGTCTACACGAGTTCCACCCGAAGATGAAACCGCAGAAATCACCAAACCAGTGATTCCCACTTTATACTGCTTTCACAGTTTATTTAACGACCATAGACGGCCAATATCTTAAAACAAAGAACTATCTAATTTGGAAAGAAGAGGTATCTTTACGACCCACCGAAGTTGGAACATTTACAACCCCTTCCTTCCAATTGTCTTACAAAGTTAAGAAAGATTTTGGAATCAGTCAAATCCTTATAAAACTTTTTTTGAAATTTTTTCATTTAATTCCGAAGACCCCCTACTCTTAATAGGACAGGTTTAAATGAAATATTTCAAAGAACTAATCAGGTCTCCCTGATTGTAGTTGCGAGGGTAGGATTCGAACCTACGACCCCAAGGTTATGAGCCTTGTGAGCTACCGCTGCTCTACCTCACGATATAAGTTAATGATAAACTCCTACTACCCCACGGTCACCTATCCACGTCATGCGCTGGTTGTACCAGCAGGAGCTATCAATATTTTTAAGAACTTAATTTGAAAAAGAAGTCCCACAAATCTAAGGAGATTTTCTCAAATAACCAAATTCGTGGGACTGAAATTTCGAGATTACTATTTTATTCATCTCGGTGTTTCACTTTTTGAAAAAACTCTCGTTCTGTCGTATGTAGTGAAACATTTTTTGGGGTGTTCGTCCTTTCGGACATGAACATATAAATATTCCCAAAATGACGAAAAGTAACCTTTGTAAAAAAAATATTTTACAAATCCATGTCGTCGATATTCTTTTTTATTTGTCTTTCGATATCCCACCAACAGTAAAGACCAAAAGCAATTACTCCTACAAATATAATCCAAATCATTTTAATATAATTTCAGCGAGTTTATGCATATATTCACCCGAAGTTTCAGGTTTTACCTCATCGATTGTGAAATATCCCCAATCTGTATGTTCTTCACCGTCAATAGCGTTTTCTAAATCAGGTTCAATACATTTTTCGACTTCTAACAAATAAACATACATTAAACCTTTTACCTTTTTTCCATCACGGGTATGTCTTGGAATTAGTCCGATGAACTTTAATTCAAGTCCATCAATATCTTTAGCTGTTTCTTCGAAGAATTCTCTTCGAGCACCTTCTTGGGTTGATTCATTTTCTTCAAGTTTACCACCTGGAATGGACCACATACCAGGAAAAGAACCAAGATTATTTCTTTTACATAGGAGGATTTTATCTCCACATTTGACCATCACACCAACGTACCTTTGTTGTTTCATTGTATTTATTAAATATGATTGTTGAAATTAACGAAAATTATTTTAAAGTTAAAACTTTAACAGACCCAAAATCACAAAAAGTTGGGATGATGAATAAAGTTTTTGATGACTCATTTAATGGTTTATTATTTTTAATGGGTGGAAAGAAACAATGTTTTTGGATGAAAAATTGTATCATTCCGCTCGACATAATTATTATAAAAAATAATGTAATAGTCAACATTCACCACGATTGTCCTCCATGTTTAGAGGAGCCTTGTCCAAGTTATTGTGGTAATGGTAATATTGTTTTGGAAGTTGAAGGTGGTACTTGTGAGTTGCTTGGTATTGAGGCTGGCGATTCGGTTGAATATCACATTTAGTTTTTCCAAATAGTTTCGTTCACGTCTTCTCTATTTCCAATAAATCTTGCCAAAACAAAGAAGAAATCACTTAATCTGTTAAGATAGATTGTGATTGGGTGTAGTTTTTCGAAATTATCCAATACTTTACATTCTAATACTTCAATTTCAGTTCTTCTTGCAATTGTTCTACAAATATGTGCTAAACAACTAGCTCTTGTACCTTTTGGTAAGATAAAATTTTTCAGTGGTGGTAACTTTTGATTCATCACATCCATAGCATCCTCTAACAACTTTACATCCTCTTCGGTAACTTCAGTTAATTCTGTTTTATTATCGTTGATAATCATGGACCCCGCATTGAAAAGATTCCATTGGATTATTTCCAAATCAGCATGTGAATTATAGGTCTCACTTCGGAGTAATCCTACAAATGAGTTAAGTTCATCGAGTGAACCTACAGCCTTAATTTCTTGAATTGTTTTGGGAACCCTTCGGCCTGATAACAAACTTGTTGTGCCGTCGTCACCTTTTTTTGTGTATACTTTGTTTGCCATACACAAATAATAAGTCAATTATTGTTCGACTTCAACTTTTGAGGAATTAATTTTTTCTTTGATTTTTTCAACCATTTTCTTTCCCACTTCCTTCATAAACTTTATATAGGGCACATCGGGTTTGTCGGGTGAATATCTATATGGGTCTTCGGATGGTCTTGTTTTTCTACCTAAATAATTGAGACCTGAAATATTTGTAATACACTTATGTCCTCCAGATTGAGATTGAATAAAGTCCCACATGTTAATTCCAACTTTATCTAACACATTTTTTTCCTCTTCAGTTAACTCAGAAAAAGGTTTGTCCATAATTGGTTTCAATTTGGATATAATTTCTTCTCCTCCCTCAATCATTTGAAATTTACCCCCAAATAGTGCATCAAAATCCTTAAATGTAAATCCAACACTTTCAGGTCCAACAGAAATTTCACTTATCCATTTCAAAGTTGAAAGAGGTATTACTCTTTTTTTCAGTGCAGGTTCATATTCCAATAAAACTTCTTGTGCTATCTCCCCCAAATTAACTCCCTTAAGTTGTCTTTCTTTTTTAAAAGGGTTACAAGATGCCTGTAATAGTCCCATTGGCCACAATAAAACTAAAAAGTCTGCATCAGGGTGAACTCTGAATGGAGTATATCTATCATAGGAACCACTTTTCATACTTCCAGCTCCATATTGGAAAATTATTCCGTCTTGATAAACTCTTTTTGGATAATTTTTCATTTGTTCGTGATAATCTTCTGACCTTTTTTGTAGAACATCAACTGTTTCTGCATTGGTAGCTTTCATCCACGATTTAATGTTATTCAATATTGAAAGTAATGATGGTTCTGAATTCATTACAAGGTCTTCCATGAAACCTTTTTTATTCTTGAAGGCTAATATTAGTTTGTTAATAACTAATCCAAGTAACATCTTGTTTTTAGACAGTGTCTTATCTTTATCAAGTCTAAAAATGTAATTAACTACATCTTCAGGATTCAAACCTTGCTTCACAAAGTCAGCCGAATCTACAGTGCTAATTAACGTGATGTCCTGAGAGGGAAATAAATCTTTTGGTGATACTATTTGTGAAATTGTCTCTACGTTGGAACGAGCTTGTCTGAATGATTTTGATGCTTCTTTTTCCGCACCAACTTGCTTATCATGGTGGTCAGTGTGTATTTTAAACATTGGTTTACCATGTGCAAAATCCACTAAAACTGGCATTGTATCACCTTCCGCATCATTTTTTTTAATAGCGAATTCTTTGTCCCCGTATTGAATGACGTGAGCTCCGACAACTTCTATACCATTATCCTCAAGATATTTTTTCATGGCAATTGCGGTGGTCACACCATCTAAATCTTGGTGAAAATAAATTTCGGCTTTGGGATATCTCTTCCTCAAAGCCGATATATCTCTGAGACCTGACTCAACAATTACTCTTTTCATTACTTCAATTCAATCGAAAAAATTTCAAATTTTTTCTTTGTTTTAGGCTCATATCCGAACATTCTCTCACCGTCTTTACCCATTTCAAACATGAACGTACCCTTTGGTAAAGCTGTTTTAACCTTCATAGATTGTTCACGACCTGTTTCAGTTCTAACAACTAAAATTTTGTTCCCCTCAGAGTCCATTTTTATTTCCGCTTCTGCATTAGCACCTGGTGTTACAATTGATATTTTTTTGTCTTTTTGTTCGCGGATTATTCTCTTAACAATTCTATTTAAATCCGATTCAGTTAATTTGATAATTTTTGCCATTAGTATTTGAGTGTTAAAAGGTATTTTGATTTATTTATTAAAGCTAGCATTTCATCTCGTAGATTTAGTAAATCAGTATCATATCTAGAGTCCAATTGGTCAGTCATACCAACCATAAATTCAGTAATACCATCCATAAAGTTTTGAATACTCAATGCACTTATGTCTTGAAACATAAGAGCGAACTCAGGTTCAAACTCAGGCCTACCGTATTTACCCATCATAGTTTCTGTAAAATTATCAATGAGTGCATCAAGTCCTTCGTATATTTGGCCATAAGTCTTATGTTTTGCATCACCAAATGTCTGCCAATGAAGAAATCTCCATTGTAATTGAATTTGTACAAATTTTTTTATTATTTCTTCTTTCATAAATTATAAATATTATATTCCTGGTATTGGATTCAATCTTCCCAATAACATACTTTTGAGGAATCCAGCTAATGGGTCTCCGTCAGATGACCCTGAAGATGAAACAGGTGTACTTACTTGAGGCTCTGAAGTTTGTTGTTGAGGTGCAGATGAAGTTGATGTTTGGGGTTGTTCCCTGTTGAATTTTACTATCTCACCATACTTCTTCTCTTGTTCACCTTTTCTATCATACTTACCAAACTCGTCGTCGAAGTTTTCCAAGGCTTGTGGAGTCTGATTATATTGTTCAATTTTTTTCATCATTTGAGCTTCTCCCATTTGAGTTGATAGTTCCTCAGGTCCAACAAAATTTCCCACTCCAATATAGTCTAAGAAACCCAACCACCATTTTGTCTGTCCCATCAAAATTTTGACTCTTCTACCCTCTGGACTTCTGAATAATCTTGGAATGCCACCAAAGAAAACTTGACTTAACATTCCAGGTTTAGATAAAGTTGCCACATCAAATATTTTGGTATTTTTCACAGCGCTTATTAAATTTTCAACATCAGCGGCTTTAGCCGTTCCTCTAGCAAATTTACCTCCCAAAGTGGTTGCCAAACCTTTTACGTTCACACTTTTCTTTCCCGCGTTGGCTAGAAGTTTCAAATAGTCCGTCATCATATTTTTTAAACCATTAAATGGTCCCAACGGTAAAGAATCTATCACACCAATAACATTGTCCCCTGTCTTCCCTCCAAGTTTTTGTATCAATTTTCCAAGCGCGTTTGGTGCTTTTGCAAAATCGTCCACTAATTTAGCTGCAGAAAGATATTGTTTACTACCAGGAGCTGCGGTTTTCATTATTTTCAAAGCCTTATCCAAGGCTTTAGTTGAACTTGTACCTAATTTGGCTGCTCCCATTACAGACTTACCTACGAAGTCTCCAAACATTGGAATCGCACTTACCAAACTTAATATACCGTAAAGGGTATCTCCTTGAGAGAAATAGGAAATGGCGTTGATTGAGTCGGTAATTGGCGTAGGGTCAACTATTCCTAAAAAATCCATGGCAGTATTATACCACTTAGCTTCTTTGATGTTTTTCTTCTGAGGGTACAGATGGTTCAAAACATCCATCACCACTTTTTGTTCCTCAACACTAAGTTTTTCCCATTTGTTTTTGATAGAATCATATGGGCTCTCATTTACTATTTGGTTCTGAATGAGTTCTAATTGAGTTTGGGAAATTATGTATTCAGCCATCGAGGGAATTTTCTTTTATAAATATCCAAACAAATAAAAAAAAGGGTCTTATGACCCTTTCATTTCCAATTTCAATTGTTTGTTCCTGTCGACAAAGTGTTGAACTCTATCATTTGCAACCTCACAATAGTTTTGACTGAGTTCAATTCCAATCCATTTCCTGTGAAGTATCTCAGCAGCCGCAAGGCTTGTTCCTGAACCACAGAATGGGTCTAATACCAAATCATTTTTATATGTTAATATCTTGATGGCTTTCATGGGAATATCCATTGAGAAAGTAGCTTTAGTCATTTGTTTTGTGTCGGCAAAATAATCCCACTGACCATATACTAATTCCATGAACTCTTTTTTATCTTCATCTTGGTATACAGTCTTTTTCTTTATCGTTCCGTCTTCTTGTTGTAAATCAATTATGTCTCCCTTCCATTGAGTTTCCCCTTTGATTTTTTTGATGTGATTTTTTTTATAAGCTAGAATTACACATTCTTTTGGATTATAGATATAAGGTGCGGATGGAGACATCCACGAACCCCAAGCAGTGGTTTTACTCCTATGTGGTGAATTTTCATTCAGGTCTACAAGTCCATAAAATTTATATCCTATGTCCTGCATAATTTTCCAAAGTTCTGCCACCATGAAAATTCTACCTCCCTTGTCTTGACGGTTTATTTCGTAAGGAATGTTAAGTGCGATTCTCCCGTCATCTTTCAGAACCCTAAAAGCCTCCGACAACCATAATACTGAAAATTCTTTGTATTCACTAAAAGGGACATCATCATTGTGGGTATCGTATTCGATACCAACACCATAGGGTGGTGAAGTTACTATGAGGTCAATTGAATTTTCAGGGAAAGTTTTCATGACCTCAATACAATCTCCATTATATATTTTATTTGTTTCCATTAAAGTTTCCCCTCTTGTTTTAATTGTTCACGAATTTTAGTCGCAGATATCTCTCCAACTTCTTGAGGTGGTATGTGTTCAATAATATCATATCCAACTCCTCTCCCAAAATTAACCGATTCAATATCAGGTATGATAATAACTTTAACTGTTTCATCACCCAAAAGTTTCCAAAGTTCATTTTTTATATTCCTTTCAACCTCTTGTGCGGTGAAAGGATTTTTTTCATCTGGCTGAATGTCTCGAATACAAATCAAAACATTTTTTCCTTCGTTAAGTCTTTGGTCAATTAACCACCTATGACCTGCGTGCCAAGGTTGCCATCTACCTATGAACATTGAATATTGTTTTGACCCCGTGTTTTTTAATTTAGGGTCACCCTCTACGTGAATTTTTTGCATACTCTAATACTTTTTTTGTTGATTCTTCAACACTCTCATTGGTGGTGTTGATACTGAGATATCTTTCTGTTGGTTTTTCATATTCCTTAACAAAAAAATCTTCTCTACCTCTGATTTCTGTAGTGTGTATATAAACTTCAACAAGATTATCTCCCATTTTATCTTTGAACCTATCTCTTTGGTCTTTATAAGGTGAAACCAAAGAAACTAATACGTCTTTACCTTGATTATGAAGGTATTGGGCTATCTGTTGAGCTAACTCAATATTTTTTCTTCGACCCGTCTCGGAGTAGTCTTTATTTTCAAACAAATCTCTGAGGTCGTCTCCGTCAATATGAAAAACTCTATGGTCTCTAAGTCTTAGAATTTCCTCACAGATGGTAGTTTTTCCTGAACCAGGTTGTCCTGTTAACCAAATAATCATTTTTCTAAGTTTGTTATTTTTCTGTTTAGATAGAAAGCGGCCTTTTTCAGGTCTTCCAATTCTTTTGTTTGGTCTTTCTTTCCTGCACGGGCAACATATTTTACCACATTGAAAAGATAAGCATCTTTATCTAATTCCCAAGCCTCACATACTTTAATTACTTCGTAAGGATTGTCTGCCCCACCATAATGTTTGGGACCATTTACCATTTCATTTTCAGAATGCATATTAAGTTGTTTTTAAAAGATATATAATTATTACCAACCAACTTACAACTAGAGCTGTCCAAAAGTATAATAGGTCCCTATCTAATTTTTTCATTTTTTCCAAGAATTTTTATCATACCCGAGAAGTTCAAAATAGTATGAGTTATTGTAATATATTAAATCAGCTAATTTTTTATCAATTACTGGTCTGTTTGTATAAACTTTGTTTTTGAATGGATTGTTATTGATAAGTTTTTCCATTTCACCTGACTTATAAAATTCAGAGTATCTTATGAAAGGGATTTTCAAATAATCTTCCAAGAGATTTTCCACTCTGATGAAATAATCAGGTTTTCTGTATTTTAAAAAATTATAAAAGTTGATGTGATAATCACTTTGATATGTTTCTTCTAAACTTTTTATGAGATTTTCTTGAGCTCCAGCTCCGTCGAAACCAGCAGTACAACTTGTGTAGGGATTTCTGCAGGTCATAATAAGTTCATAATCTAAATGGTTTTCAGGGAGTCCAATATAGTGATTGTGCTCAAAACCTTTTTTCCAAATCTTACCCCCTTTACTTACATTGTAAGAAACAAAATCAAAATTATCGAAAATCTTGCACGCAAGCCTTGATGCTGTGTGTGCAGGAGTCCACGTAACAACTTTATTTTTTTCTGATATGTTTATTGCTTGCATTTTTACCCCACTTGTTTTCCATGTATTCTATGTACCTATGGGTCTTATTACCGTTATAGAGCATCCAAGCAAAATAGTAATCAAACCACCATTCAATTTTCTTAAGAAATTTATTCATTAAGCAAAGTATTTGGAAATTGCCTCCAATTTATCATCAGCATCCACCAACATTTGTAGAGCTTCTTCTGCATTTTTATAGAAATCTCCTGTTGAGTGGTCTCCAATACCGCTCGCGTGATTTGATAATAGTTCCAAGGTTAAAAGCGCTTTAGCTTTTTGTGCTTCCGCATCCAAACGGAGCATCTCGATTAAATGAATTTTTACGTTTCCCATTATTTTGATTTTTTTCTAGTTTTTACAAAAGGTTCATTGGAAGGTTGTCCATCCATTTGTTTAGGATTAGGTTTCTTTTTTTGTTCAAGTTCCTCTTCCTTTGGTTTTGGTTTTCTTGTTTGTAATTTCCATTCAGACTTGGGAGCGTAAGCCCAATATCCTGATTTAACTTTGAGTTCGGCTTCTACATCATCAATTCTGGTAATGTGTCCGAGTTCAGTGTTCTTTGTTTCTCTAATTGATTTAATACACTTCATTGGTTTTTTCCTCCATGTTTTTATTTATTGTTTGTAAAATTTCTGAGTCAGTTTTACCTTGTTTAAAGAGTTCATAAATCAATGAACTAGTATCATCTTCAAAGATTAACATATCACTTTTACCATAATAACCTTTGAGATTATTACTCTCGAGTGCCTTTATACATCTTTCAAGGTCTACATATCTTTTATTGAATCCCATGGGAATAATAATAAGAAACTTATAAATCAGAGTCAAAGTTATTTATCTTTTCCAAGTTAACAATTTGGAAAATATATGCCATAATTTTCCTTTTCATTATTGGGATAAATGTTTGTTCCATTGGGAAATCTTGAAGAGCTCGGACTTCAAATATTGGGAATTCTTTACAAATTTCCTCAGAGTTCCATGAAGAGAAATTTTCAATGATTGAAACAAGAGTTGTTTCATTTGGCTCAGACTCATAAATGTGTCTTAAATAAATTTTGTTGTTAAGGGGTTCGTCATCAGGTGATTTAATTTCAAACTCCCATATTGTGATAATGTGGTCAGATTTTCTGTAATGATAGGCAAAACCTCTTCTTTCCGATAATCTTTGTTTATTTTTTTTGAGAGAAACTTCAATGTTATCATAGGCTAAATTCCATATTGATTTTGCCATGTTGAAAGCATCAAACAACTTATTACCTGAATATTTTATTGTTTTTTCTAACTCATCATGTTCATTATCAGAAAGTTGTCTTGGCTTTTTTGGTACAAGTTCTTTCAGTAATATCTCATCATCACATGATTCAAAAATTTTGTTAGTTAAAAGTAATTTGTTTTCTTTTACTAATGATTGAATGTTTGCCAAGTGCAAGGATAATTCTACAAAGTCAGGATAAATTTCTAACTTATTGAATCTCCTTTCACATTTTTGAAGATAGTCCAATAGAGTATATTTGTTGAATTCAAAATCAACAGGTTTTTTTAACATCCATTCAGGGTCTAATTCAAAAGATTGTTTTTTCTGTTTAGCCATTTGTAAAAAAATAACATTATTTTCTCTTTAATCAATTCTCATTACCCAAAACCAAGTTCCTTGGACTTTAACTTCATCTGCGGTTCCGTCATATCCATTAAGTGTATGTCCATATCCGTCAGCATCGATAACTCCTTGAATAAACTCATCTTTATCTATGAAATCTGACCAATCAAAACCATGTTCGTTAAGAAATGCTTCAGGGTCGCTTTTAGCGTCTTCAACCAATTCTTCAATTTTTTCTTGTATCAAATCATCAGGGAAATCACCTTGAGGGTCGTCTTTTATTGATTCAATCTCATCTTCCATTTCTGTTCTAATATCTTGTAGTTCAGATATTTTTTCTTGGATTTCCTCTTCATTTTCATCGTTGATTATTTCCTCGAGATTTTCAATTTCTTTATCAGTTTTGGTAATTCTGTACTCCAAAACGCTTATTTCTCTTTCTTGCACGTCTGAAATTTCTCTATCACTCTCGTCCAAATAAACCTCGGGATTATTATAAACGTCATCAGACCAATAATCGTCTGCTTTGTTAGCAACTTCGTCAACATCGATGTAGGATTGTGCAAATCCACGACTGAATCCTTCGTAACCTATATCATCAATCAAACTATCTACTCTATCATAACAACTTCTTTGTACTTCGTCCTCATCACCTACCGCATATCTTCGGTCATCCAATCCAGCATCAATCACTTCAAATTCAGTCATATCATAATGCTCTCCTGTTGGTATTATGTTATAGACATCAATTTTGTCTTCTAACTCCTGAAGTTCCTCTTCCAAATCACTTATTTTATCCAATAAATCTGTTTCAACGTCTTCACTTTCATCATATTGTCTTTGCAATCTTTCAATCTCTCCTTTCAATCTATCTATTTCAACCCTATCTTCAGGTGTTTTTACCTCAACCTCGGAATTATCAGATAACCATTCTAATAATGCGTGGGCTTTAAGACCTTCTTCAGGACAATTCGGACCAAGCTCCCATTCGTTTTCTATCCTTCTATCTAAAGCTTCCTCTCTTCTATCGTTTAATATTCTTGCTTGTCTCAAAGCTTCTTGTCTCTCCCTTTCTTTCTTTGCCTCTTCCTTATCTTTGAATATTTTGATTTGCTCAGAATATTGGCTATTCATATAATTTTCAATCTGAGTCATCATTTCTGTAAATTTATTTGTACCCATTTGTGCAGGTAACAATGAGGTGACTTGGTCTACAGCATCCCAAAATGTGTGATTTCCATCGAATTTTTTCAAAAATGCCACCTTGTAAAAAGGGTCTGATGAATCCAAATTTCTATCGAGTATATAAAACAGTTTACCATCTTTGTTGTAGGTTTGGAATTGATAATCTGAATCAGCAACAGTACACCATTTTGTACCCCTACCATAAACGCAGGATGCCTGATGAGTTTCAGGGTTTACAACAAAATACCTCCCGTCGTCGAATACCACATTCCCCCCTTCAACTTTTTGGTAATCCCTTTTTGGTCTTTTACTGTACTCATCCAAAGCTTTATAAATCTCTTCAACACTTTTGTACGAATTTATGTCCGTTAGGGGTAAATTGGATGAAATCTTTTCGAACTCTCTTAACTTAGTAACCAAGTTAGAAAAATTTTGGTCAAAATTTATGGTATCAAAATTTTTTCCAACCCAATCCAAAAACTTCTGAGGAACATTGTCTATAATCTTTTGTAACTGTTGGGGGTCAAATTTTTTAGCGTACTTCTGCTGGAAGTCTTCAACTCTACTTTCTTTTAATATTTGAAAAAATTTCATCAACTTTTATTTAATAAATATCTTTGGACAATTATAATTGGTTTGAGGTAATATTTATATCTATAAACAAAAAAATCTATTCATTATGGGATGCGGATGTAAAAACAAAGGAAATCAGGCTCAACCAACAGCTGAACAACAAAAAATGCAACAGGAAGCCATTCAAAAAGCAGCAATCGTTAGAAATGACGCACTAAAAGAGTCTATCAAAAAAACTGTTGAAAAATACTACAACGTACAAAAAAAAACTAACGGATATATTCCTGAATAATAACGGTAGTTGAAATATAATTGAAAGGGGCAAATTTGCCCCTTTTTTTGTATTTATATACATGGAATATTCATTAGAAGATTTTGTGGAGATGTTCAATAACGATGATTTGGATGTCGAAAAGTATTTCAACGACTACGATACTTTTTTTTCTATATTGAATAGAAAAGGTCTAATGGGTGAAATAGACCCACACAATGCAGGTAACGGTGATGTATGGCAAAATCAATATCTTATTTGGTTATATAACAATGATAAAGTAGAATTTTACAAATGGATGAAAGAATTGTTAAATGATATCGACTTCAAGGACCAAGTATATTGGGAGGGAGATAGAGAGGATTTAGCGAGACTTTTTTGTGATGGGGCAAGATATGATTTAAGTCGCGACACTGTTGAGAGTATTTTGAAAGGTGATGATGTTTTTGAACCATATTGGGATACAACTGATGATGTTGTAAGAGACGTAATTGAAGAATTAACACCTCAAAATTTGGAGCTCTTCAAACAAAGAGTACTGAAGGAATTAGAGGGTAAAAAACTTTCCCCCGAAACAGAAGAAATGGAATTAATTGCAGCTGAACAGGGACATGAGGATTTTTGGGTAATAACTCCTGAAAATGTAGCAAGAATTATTGATAATGATGAGTCAATCAAAACCTTATTAAAGGATGAACTAAGTGATATAAAAAGTGATTTATATTCAATTCATTCAAGTGCCTACAATTCCGCTTATGAACATGAGGTTTATGATAATATATTCCATGAACTTGATGATTATTTCGATACTGAAAAAGGTGAATGGGTCTATACACAACACCCCTACAAGAAAGATGTAAAAATAGAAAAATATAGATTACCAATTCGAGACTTCGAAGGTCTTGTTGTAGATTACTTGGATAATAACAAGGGTTATGGAAATTCAGGAACATTAGAATATCACGGTAGTTTTCTTGGTATAATTGAAGCGGATAAAGATTGTTTAAGTGTACAAGCTCCAGATTATCCTGACCACAGATTAGTAGATAAAAACATAAACGAATATTTTGGAGACCACTTCTAATGGCATACATAAAATATACATTATTGGAACAGAGAGGGTTCTCCCCTTCCAAAAAGCCACCAAAGAATATTAATAATATTCTTTCTCAGATTGAACTATTTGAAATGTATCCAAAGATTTTTGCTTTGGTTATCAAAGATGATAGGTTAAGAGCAAGAGTCTTCATGAGATATCAAGAATTTTATGAGTCGGATTCAGAAACTTTCAGAGGTAAAGGTTTTAAGTGGTATGATTACGTAAAGTATTATAAGGAAAAAACTAAAAAAGATTATTTCTCTTATCATGAAGATTGGGCTGGTTATAACATACCATGTGATTCAATAGAATCATGTATGAAATTAATACCTGATATAAATTATTATGATTTAATAATGTTCAGTGTAATTGATACCATCAGAGAAATAGTTGGAAACGACAACTTTTATTTGATTGGAATCGACCAAAGCAATGGTGAAGACCCTTCTTTGATTTTTCACGAAGTTGCACATGGTCTTTATTATTCTTCACCAAACTATAAAAACAAGCAGTTAAAAAACATAGAAAGACTCAACCCGAATATCAGAGAAAACTTGTCTAAAAAAATAAGTACCATGGGATATGGTGAAAATGTAATAAATGATGAGATACAAGCCTATTTATCTACAGGGGTAGATTATCCAATGACTGCAATTAAAGGTATTAAAGAAGCCCAAATTCCTTTTAAAGAGGTTTTTGATTCATATGCAGGGAAAATCAAACCGAAAAAAATTAAAATAGATTGGTCCACAGACCTTAATAATGATTAGATTCGTAAACATATTAACAAACCTGATTTCCGAAGCCAAGAGATATAAATTTTCTCCTGAAACTTTGGATAAAATCAACAAGATGGTAGATAAACTTTGGTCCGAAAGAGGTAAAGACCTCCAAAGACGCAAAGAACTTATGGGTGTTATTCCTGTTAAAACCGCCAATGGTGTTGATGGTTTGGTAAGAGTTTACGTTAATCCCAGATTATCATACATAGGTTTTATGGATTTAAGACCTTCAAAATCATTGGACCCAGCAGATTTAGTTATCGAGGTGAACCCAAAATATTATGAGTCAAAAAAGAACCTTTATCTTACTTTATACCATGAAATGTTACACGCTGTTGACCCAACTCAAAGTGTACATTGGTCTCCAAGACACATGATGAATTATGACGAAAAATCTGATGAGAATTATTGGGGTCATCCTGTTGAATTTTTTGCGATTTCCAATGAATTTTTGGAAGGTTTGGTAAAAGAATTTGCAAGAAGAGTTAAGAGAACACGTAAGCCTGAAAATATAGAATTTTTGAATAATTCACTTAAAAACATTTTGAATTACTTTGCAAAAGGTGAACCGTTAAGTCCATTAAGTAAGGATATTCTTTTCAGAGTAAATGACGAACACGTCAGTGAAGAGACTCCGAAAGCTTTAAAAAATTGGACTGCAGATATGCCTCATTTGGCCGACTTCATGACTCGTGGAGAGGAAGAACCTTACTATCTCTATTATGTGCAAATGATTAAGAAATTCAATCCAGAAATTTGGAAGAAGTTTCTAAGTATGTTGTACGATACAACATTCGAGATTAAAGATTTAATTAATAAAAAATAAGGTTAGATTCCCAAACTTTTTTCTAAAATCTCTAATTTCTTCTCATTATAATCTAAGATTTCACTTTGTTCTTTGATTGCTTCCAAACACGCAGCAATCAACGAGTCATATTTTACAACTAACACATTTTCGTCATCTTCTTTACCTGCCACCAATTCAGGGAAGGCAACTTGTAATTCTTGGGCAATGAAACCAACATCAACTAAACCATCATTTGTTTTTTCGTTGTTCCAGTTGTAATTTACCCCTCTTATCTTGGATATTTTATCTATAGCGTTAGTGATAGGTCGGATATTTGTTTTATATCTTATATCTGACGGACCCGTAGGTCCCGTAGGACCTGGAGCTCCTTGTGCACCTTGAGGTCCTGTAGAACCACCAGGACCAGCAGGTCCTTGTGAACCTTGTGAGCCTTGGGCTCCTTGGTTACCAGGAGGTCCTCCAACACCTTGAGCACCCTGACCACCTTGGGCTCCTTGAGCCCCTTGTCCACCTGTTGGTCCTTGTGCTCCTTGAGGTCCTTTTGGTCCTTGTGTACCTTGGGCACCTTGTCCACCACCAGGTCCTTGAGCTCCAACACTACCTTGGGCTCCTTGTCCTCCTTGAGCACCTTGCCCGCCACCAGGTCCTGTGGCTCCTTGAGCGCCTTGTCCTCCCTGAGAACCTTGTGAACCTTGACCACCCTGAGACCCTTGAGCACCCTGAGCTCCTTGAGCACCTTGACCTCCTTGAGCACCCTGTCCACCTTGTGACCCTTGAGCTCCTTGAGCACCCTGTCCACCTTGTGCTCCTTGAGCACCCTGTCCACCTTGTGCACCTTGGGGCCCTGTTTGACCCTGAGCACCTTGGGCTCCTTGCGCCCCTTGTCCACCTTGTGAACCCTGATTACCCGTTGCACCTTGAGCTCCTTGACCACCTTGTGCTCCCTGTCCACCCTGTGAACCTTGAGCACCTTGTCCTCCTTGAGACCCTTGAGCTCCCTGAGCACCTTGACCTCCTTGTGCTCCTTGTCCTCCTTTGGCGCCTTGTGAACCTTGAGCACCTTGAGCACCTTGTCCTCCTTGAGAACCTTGAGCACCTTGTCCTCCTTGGCTACCCTGAGCCCCTTGAGCGCCTTGTCCACCTTGTGAGCCTTGGTTACCCACGGGACCTTGTGAACCTTGAGCTCCTTGAGCACCTTGTCCACCTTGTGAACCTTGGGCTCCTTGAGCTCCTTGACCTCCTTGCGAACCTTGAGCTCCTTGTCCTCCTTGTGAACCTTGACCTCCTTGAGCGCCCTGTCCACCCTGAGCTCCTTGTGCTCCTTGTCCTCCTTGTGAACCTTGAGCTCCTTGAGCACCTTGACCTCCTTGAGCTCCTTGAGCACCTTGTCCTCCTTGTGAACCTTGAGCTCCTTGAGCACCTTGACCTCCTTGAGCTCCTTGAGCACCTTGTCCTCCTTGAGAACCTTGTGAACCAGTGTTACCTTGTGAACCAACAGCTCCTTGAGAACCTTGACCACCCTGAGAACCTTGGGCACCTTGTGCTCCCTGTCCACCTTGCGCTCCTTGAGCACCTTGTCCTCCTTGGCTACCCTGTGACCCCGTATTTCCTTGGGAACCAACTGCACCTTGTGAACCTTGTCCTCCTTGGGAACCCGTTGCACCTTGTGCACCCTGTCCTCCTTGAGCACCTTGAGCTCCTTGTCCACCTTGACTTCCTTGTGACCCAGTATTACCTTGAGAACCTTGTCCACCTTGGGCACCTTGACCACCTTGGGAACCAGTTGCACCTTGTGCTCCTTGTCCTCCTTGAGCACCTTGAGCTCCTTGTCCCCCTTGGGAACCTTGGGACCCCGTATTTCCTTGAGAACCTTGTCCTCCTTGAGCACCTTGACCACCTTGGGAACCAGTTGCACCTTGCGCTCCTTGTAACCCTTGAGCCCCTTGAGCACCTTGTCCACCTTGGCTACCCTGTGAACCTGTATTACCCTGAGAACCTTGTCCTCCTTGAGAACCCTGACCACCTTGTGAGCCAGTAGCACCTTGTGCTCCCTGACCCCCTTGAGCACCTTGGGCTCCTTGTCCACCTTGGCTACCCTGTGAACCTGTATTACCTTGCGCCCCTTGACCTCCTTGAGAACCTTGACCTCCTTGAGAACCTTGCGCTCCCTGACCACCTTGTGCACCCTGGCCTCCTGTTGAACCTTGAGCACCCACCGCTCCTTGTGAACCTGTTGCACCCGAGGCTCCTGTAGGTCCAACTGAACCTTGAGCACCTGTGGGACCTTGAGCACCCGTTGGTCCGACTGAGCCTTGAGCACCTGTAGGACCTTGAGCTCCTTGTGGTTCGGGATTTCCCAACCAACCGACTGAAGTTATCAATGGGTCTAAAGCATTGTTAACTAACTTGGTAGTCAACTTCAAATCCGCGTCACTAACCCTAAATGTTGGAGCGGCTGAATTCCATGTAAGATAGGTTGTTGCACCTCTTTTCCATTGGAGAGTACCACTAGATACAACAAGTAGAGTTGATGTACTTCCAGTGTCCAAAAAATCTATCTGTCCACTACCTGGGGTTATTATAATATCTTCAGCCATTTATTTTTTCTTTCAATAAATTTATTCTCTTCAAAATATTGTCGATTCTGACTTGTTGTTCTTTTATTGCTCCGATTCCAAATGCAACCATTGAATCATAGTCAACAGACTTAAATCCTTCATCATCAGTCCAAACGACTTCGGGAACAACTTTTTCTAAGTCTTGAGCAATGAATCCGACAGAACCTCCCGTAAAGGCATATGGTGTAGCAATATTTGGGTCTTCAACGATTTTTTTATGGGGTAACCAATCAAATCTAACTCCCTGAATTAATTTTATGGTATCCATAACATCCTGTAAAGGTTTGATGTTATCCTTTAATCTTTGGTCTGATGGTGGACCAGTTGGACCTGTAGGGCCTTGTGACCCTTGAGCTCCCTGACCCCCTTGTGACCCTTGACCACCTGTGGCGCCTTGTGCTCCTGTTGAGCCTTGTGCTCCTGTTGGACCGTTGTTAGGTCCTGGTGCTCCACCTGGACCTTGAGCACCCTGAGCTCCTGTATTTGCACCTTGAGCTCCTTGAGCACCTTGGTTACCTGGTAATCCTTGAGCACCTTGTGCTCCAGTGTTAGCACCTTGAGCACCTTGGGCTCCTTGAGCTCCTTGAGCACCAACGTTACCTTGGGCTCCTGTGTTTGCACCTTGGGCTCCTTGTGAACCTTGAGCACCTGTTCTTCCTGTTGCACCTTGGGCTCCTGTACTTGCTCCTTGTGCACCTTGGGCTCCTTGAGCTCCTTGAGCACCTATGTTTCCTTGAGCTCCTGTAGGGGTTCCTTGTGCACCTTGGGCTCCTTGCGCACCCGTTGAACCAACAGCTCCTTGAGCTCCTTGAGGTCCTCCTTGAGCTCCTGTTGAACCTTGGGCTCCCTGAGCTCCAACCGCACCTTGTGAACCTTGGCTAGCTCCTTGAGCTCCTTGTGAACCTTGAGCACCTTGAGCTCCTGTATTACCTTGAGCACCTGTACTAGCTCCTTGAGCACCTTGAGCTCCTGTGTTACCTTGAGCACCTGTAGCACCTTGGGCTCCTGTGCTAGCACCTTGGGCTCCTTGAGAACCTTGAGCTCCCTGTGCTCCTGTCGCGCCTTGAGCACCTGTACTTGCTCCCTGAGCTCCTTGAGCTCCTGTGCTACCTTGAGCACCTGTAGCACCTTGGGCTCCCGTACTCGCTCCCTGTGCACCTTGACCACCTTGTGAACCTTGAGCTCCTGTTGCTCCTTGTGCTCCTGTACTTGCTCCCTGAGCTCCTTGTGCACCTTGTGCTCCCGTATTACCTGTGGCACCTTGAGCACCTGTGGTTCCACCCTGTGCTCCTTGTGCACCTTGTGCTCCCGTATTACCTGTCGCCCCTTGAGCACCTGTGGTTCCACCCTGTGCTCCTGTAGCACCTTGTGCACCTGTGTTACCTGTAGCACCTTGAGCACCTGTAGTTCCTCCCTGAGCTCCTGTAGCACCTTGGGCACCTGTGTTACCTGTAGCACCTTGAGCACCTGTAGTTCCACCTTGAGCTCCTTGTGCACCTTGACCTCCTTGTGCACCTTGACCTCCTTGGGCGCCTGTACTTGCTCCCTGAGCTCCTTGTGCTCCTTGAGCACCTGTATTTCCTGTGGCTCCTTGTGCTCCCGTTGTGCCTCCTTGCGCTCCTTGAGCTCCCTGTCCTCCTTGGGCTCCTTGACCTCCCTGAGCACCTGTACTTGCTCCCTGAGCTCCTTGCGCCCCTTGAGCGCCTGTATTCCCTGTGGCTCCTTGTGCTCCCGTTGTACCACCCTGAGCTCCTTGTGCTCCTTGACCACCTTGAGCTCCAGTTGAACCTTGAGCACCTGTAGTTCCTCCTTGAGCACCCTGAGCTCCTTGAGCACCTGTATTCCCTGTGGCTCCTTGTGCTCCTGTTGGTCCACCTTGAGCTCCTTGAGCTCCCTGTCCTCCTTGGGCTCCTGTACTACCTTGTGCTCCCGTAGTTCCTCCCTGAGCACCCTGAGCTCCTTGAGCACCTGTATTACCTGTAGCACCTTGGGCTCCTGTAGTACCACCTTGAGCTCCTTGGGCTCCTTGACCACCTTGGGCACCTGTACTACCCTGTGCACCTGTACTTGCTCCTTGGGCTCCTTGAGAACCTTGAGCGCCTGTGTTACCTGTAGCACCTTGTGCTCCTGTCGTACCACCTTGAGCGCCTTGGGCTCCTTGACCACCCTGAGCTCCTGTACTACCCTGTGCACCTGTACTTGCTCCTTGGGCTCCTTGAGCACCAGTGTTACCAGTGGCTCCCTGTGAACCTTTTGCCCCTTGAGCACCTTGTCCACCTTTTGCTCCTTGCGAACCTTGTCCACCTTGAGCACCTTGTCCTCCCTGAGCTCCTTGACCACCTTGTGCTCCCTGACCTCCCTGTGCTCCTTGAGCTCCCTGACCTCCCTGTGCTCCTTGAGCACCTGCGATACCCGCTGTTGGTCCTGCCCATGTACCATCAGAGTTAACCATCTTAACACCACCAACATATAAACCTTTGCCTGTACCTGTAACAGAACTTCCACTTACAGTTACTGTTGCTCCAAGTGTTGCAATATTGGAGTTAGTCGTAGATGAAACAACAACTACCCCGTCAGCTCCTACGTTGAGTTGGATTCTTCCACCACTCGCATCTTCAAATACAGTATGTGGAGCGGTGTTACCACCAGCATTTCCATTAGGATATATTATAACGTTAGTGGGCATTTTTCAATTTTAATTCTAAATCTTTTATTTGATTTTCAATATCATCAATAAATAGTTGTTGTTCCTTTATACCCTCAACTAATACTGCATTCAATTTAACATATTCAATATAATAGTAACCTTGGTGGTTGACTTTTACTACCGTCGGATAAAACTCTTTTACGTTTTGAGCTATCAAACCAACTGAGTGAATCTTTTTGAGTCCATTAATATCTCTATATTTTCCGTCAGTTAATTTTTCATTCCAATCGAATTCAACAGTATCAATCTGAAGAATTTTATTTAAAGAGTCCTCAAGAGTTACAATATTTCTTTTAAGTCTCCTATCCGAACAGAAGTAGTTGTAAATATAGTATCCACCACTTCCTGTATATCCAGCACAAGAACTACCTTGGTATCTCACGTTCCTTGCACCTGCGGTCCACTGACTACAATCTGAAGCGGTATATAACTGTACGTCAGCACATCCACTCCATGAAACTGTTGTATAATAGTAGAACGAACCACAACTGTATGGATAATTACATAATGAATATTGAGTACAGTTTGACCATACCAAGTTGGCATTACAAGTTCCACTTGGTCCTGTTGGACCTGTTGGACCTTGAGCCCCTTGAGCACCTGTATTTCCTGTAGCACCTTGTGTTGAACCAACGTATCCTGTACCACCTTTCGCACCTTGAGCACCTTGTGGTCCTGGTGAACCTCCAGGTCCTTGTGAACCTGTCGCACCCGTTGAACCTTGAGCTCCTGGATGACCTGTATTTCCTGCTGGTCCTGTAGGTCCTGTTGCACCTACAGCTCCTTGTGCTCCTGGGTGTCCTGTTGCACCCTGAGCTCCTTGAGAACCCCCTGAGTTTGTAGCACCTTGCGCTCCTGGATGTCCCGTGGCTCCTTGTGACCCTTGAGAACCTCCTGTTCCTGTATTTCCTTGTGCACCTGTGTTTCCGACAGCTCCCTGTGAACCTTGATTACCTCCAGCCCCTGTATTTCCTTGAGCACCTGTATTACCTGTGGCACCTTGGACCCCTTGTGGCCCTGTAATGTTTGCGGCTCCTGTCGGTCCTTTAGCTCCCTGTGAACCTGTAGCACCCTGAGAACCTGCAGCGTTTGGTGCTCCTTGAGCACCTGTATTACCTGTGGCCCCTTGAGCTCCTGTTGAACCTCCGCCTCCTGTGGCGCCTTGTGCTCCCGTATTACCCACCGCACCTTGGGAACCAGTATTTCCTGCAGCTCCTCCACCACCCTGTGCTCCTGTATTACCTGTTGCTCCTTGAGCTCCTGTTGAACCAGCAGCACCTCCCGCACCTTGTGCTCCTGTGTGACCAACAGCACCTTGAGAACCAGTATTTCCGCCTGCTCCTCCTGCACCTTGTGCTCCTGTATGCCCTGTGTTTCCTTGAGCACCTGCAGAACCTCCTCCACCTGTAGCACCTTGTGCTCCTGTGTGTCCTACAGCCCCTATGGAACCTTGAGCCCCTGTGGGACCTCCCGCGCCTGTTGGACCTACTGCTCCTGTGTTTCCCGTTGCACCTTGTGAACCTGTCGCTCCTACAGCTCCTGTTGGACCTACTGACCCTGTTGGACCGACAGCACCTTGTGAGCCAGTTGGACCTGTTGCACCTGTTGGTCCAACTGCACCTGTTGGTCCTGTTGCTCCTTGAGAACCAGTCGGACCTGTTGCACCTGTTGGCCCCACATTACCTTGAGCTCCAGTGGGTCCTTGTGCTCCTGTATTACCTGTAGCACCTTGTGCTCCTGTATTACCTGTGGCACCAATTGAACCCTGAGCTCCCGTTGGACCAGTATCACCTGTTGGACCTACGTTACCTTGTGCACCCGTTGGACCTTGAGCACCTGTATTACCTATAGCTCCTTGTGCACCTGTATGTCCTTGTGCACCTGTCGAACCTTGGGCTCCTGTAGGACCTACAGCTCCTGTTGGACCTACGTTACCTTGTGCACCCGTTGGACCTTGTGCTCCTGTTGGACCAACCGCACCTGTCGGACCAACCGCACCTTGTGCTCCTGTTGAGCCTTGAGCACCTGTCGGACCAACTGCTCCTGTTGGACCTACGTTACCCTGTGCACCCGTTGGACCCTGAGCACCTGTTGGACCTACCGAACCTGTCGGACCAACCGCACCTTGTGCTCCTGTTGAGCCTTGAGCACCTGTTGGACCTACTGCTCCTGTTGGACCTACGTTACCTTGTGCTCCTGTCGGACCTTGAGCACCTGTATTACCTATGGCTCCTTGTGCTCCTGTGTGTCCTTGAGCACCTGTAGAACCTTGGGCTCCTGTCGGACCAACCGCTCCCGTTGGACCTACGTTACCTTGAGCTCCTGTTGGACCTTGTGCTCCTGTGTTACCTGTGGCACCTTGAGCACCTGTATTTCCTGTAGCACCTTGAGCTCCTGTTGGACCTGTGTCTCCTGTAGCTCCTTGAGCTCCTGTATCACCTGTGGCACCTTGAGCACCTGTAGAACCTTGAGCACCTGTGTTTGCACCTTGAGCACCTGTATTACCTGTAGCTCCTTGTGAACCTGTGGCACCTTGAGCACCCGTTGGACCCGTGGCTCCTTGCGCTCCAGCAATTCCTGTGTCGGGACCAATCCAATTGGCAGTACCATCGATTACCTGTACTCCTCCAATTGTAAAATTGTTTCTAACGTTCAACGATACCACAGATATAATCGCATTAGAAATTTGAACCGATACGGTATTGACTTGAGTAGGAGAACTAATATTGATTGTTGAGCCTGATACGACTTTCCAACTACTCGTACTGTTGTTTACCCAGTTAATATACGGTATACGGTCGGGTTGCGGAGCTAACGTATTACTTGGAACTATTAAGATATCGCCCATGAATGTTTTTTTCTGTATCTATAAATACAATTAACTATGGATTTGTATTCATTTTTATTTTTATAATTTATATGATTGTTCAAATAATAATTACATCGAATGAACTTAAAAAAAATAGGCGGAAAGAAATTTCTTGTAAATCTACTTTCTGACTTTATTCTCAGTAAAATACCACCTGAAGAGAAATCAATTATCAAGGTTATTGATTGTGAAAATTTTTACGTGTTAAAAGGAAAAACCTCATCAAAAGAGGTTTTATTCATTCCAAACATAATTTCAGAGTTCAAAGAAAAATATTCCGAATACATAGAAAATAAATCTATAACTCACACTATAGATTTAATTGAGTACGACTCAGAACTTAATGAAACTTTAGAAATCGAACATACTTTCCACAATAACACTCCAAACTGTTCATATCATTGGAAAGAAGTTGAAGGTTTTGAAGGTTACATCGAAATTGATGAAATTGTTTATGTGTCTGAATTCCCTTATGGGTATTCATTGCAACAGGGTAGAGACTTATATTATTACATGAAATACATTTTTTATAATATACCCTCAAATTACCCTGTAACTTCTTTAACTCTCACCTTATCCAAAGAAAAAAATGAAGATGGTGACCAAGGCTTGATTGTGTTTGATGAGTTTTTCAAATCGGAGGATGAAAGGTTAAAGTCAGCAATCTTAGATGTGTTTGATTTTAATTTTGATAGATTAAGTGAAAAAATGAAAAAAGTGGATTGGAGTATTGAACTCACGAATCCACTTGAAGAACATTCAGAATTAAAAGAAGTCGTAAAGGACTTTATTATTATTTAATAAGTCCCAATTTTTTTTGGTGTCCTTTGATAATATCAACCGCTTCTGTTAGTTGATTATAATTTTTCTCAGGTACATAGGTAAATGACTCATAGTTATCTGAATCACCCTCAATTATCAACATCGCTGGGACCATATCGTTGTTAGTGATTTCAGAGAACAAATCATACTCTTTTTTATACTTGTCGATATCTCTGTCGAAAAATTTTATTTTTGCTTCTTTCAACATTTTTTTGAAATCAACGCAGTGAGGACAACCCTCCATCGTATAAACAATAACATTTAAGTCTTTCATGCTAGTCCAATAAATTTAGAACTTCAACGGGAGACATAACACCAGGTTTAGAAAAAACCTCTTGTCCCGATTTGAATATTTTTATAGTTGGAACACTTCTAACATTGAGTTCATTAACAACGTATTCTCTGTCTGAATCAATATCATATTTGTAGATATTATACTTTGGTTGTGATGACTCCAAAATAAGAGCTTCGTTTACTTTTGATAAGTTATTCAACATAACTTTACAAGGTCCACACCAAGTTGCATATAAATCTAATACAAAATTTTCACCTTGATTAATTTTTTCCTTCAGTTGTTGTGTCGTTAGTTGTTCCATCTTTTATAGGTTTTAATATTTGAGTTGTAAAATATATAAGTTCTTTTCGGTTTTCCGCTTTATAATAAATATTGAGCCAATACCGTTCGTCGTCTTCAGTATCATTTATGAAATGTAAGTAGAAGGGTTGCGCTGTTTTGAATATAACCTCAATCCATTTAGCCTTTCCACTTGTTTTGACGGCACCTTCCTCATATACCCTCTCATAGTTTTTTTCATCCAAATATTTAAGAGCAATTAAATCGAACATATGAAATCTCATTATGGACAGAACCCCGTCCTTCCTTTCAATGTCCAATATGTAATCAGGTTTGTTTACCATTCGTCGTAATATGATTCTACTTTATGTTTTTTATTTGTCCAAGTCAAATTTCCATTTTCATCAAAGTGTGAGTCAGAAGCTAATATTGTTCCATTTGCACATAACTTTGATATTTTAACAGATTCGAAGTTTTTTTCTTGATGGCAAGATAACACAATTTCGTCTAATTTAAATAGAACTTCATTCCAAGTTTCATCCAAACGTTGATTGTATTTACCAAGTGTTTGGACTCTATCAACATGAATTTTACCGAAGTTTTTCAGGTATAAAATTCTATATTCAATAGTAGCTCTTGTTTCTGATTCAAGTTCACCTTTCCTTAATGATATAATCATTGAACTTACCCTTCCAATATAACCCTTAACGCAGTTTTGTTGAATGTAACTCTCTTTGTTATATTCTTCACTACTTTTGAGAATAACAGGAAAATACCCATCAATCTCTTTTTCAATTGAATCATAAAAATACTGAGGATATGTCCTTGTGTAGCTTCCCTTCCGATAATGGTCTAATTTTTCAGACCACAAATAATGTTCCTCTTGAAATTTTTTGTAATCAGTGCCATCAGATAACCATTTTAAATCTGTTTCACCGTAATCTTTGAGCTTTGAGTAGGTATTAATATGGTCTTGGAATGTCCAAGCATTCAAATAATCACCGTTGATTGTTTCTTTGAATGAAGAATAGACCTTTCTGAGTTCCTCTAAGGACATACTACTTTTGAAATTTTCAGGAACTTTAAAAGTTTGCGGTGTGTAACTCAAAACAGTTTTTATAAAATCTCCATCTTGATTCATCCAATCATCACCAAAAAGTTCATTAGCAAATATGTAGCAGTGAATATTAATTGAGTCAATTTCGTGAAGATATTTTTTTACCTTCTTTCCTTTGATTCCCCAAAGTTGCATAAAAGTATCAACAATCCTTAGCTGATTCTTCTTGAGCACCTTTCTGTAGTCTTTACCCCACATAAATTCAGAGAACACCCAAAAGTTGTTTGGATATTTGAAACCCTTTTTATCCAAATAAAACTTCATCAACCTTTGGTCACTATCCATACCAATATGTTCAGGACAGATGTTATTCAAAAATTTGGATGAAACTTCAAATAAAATTTCAGAGGGATTGGGATGATACGAATTAAGAATGTTTTTCAACTTTGAAAAAGTAGAAGAAACAGGTTTACCTAAGAAATAATTTCTTCTAATGGATTTGGTAAACTTTCTCTTTTTTTGATAGTTGTGAAGGTAACCAAAATAAAAATCTCCTGTCTTTCTGTTCACAGTCAAAAACTCAACGTTTTTAGTTCTTCTGAACCAAGTCTTTCCAACTCTTCTATCTTTACCTCCCCAAAAAATTTTAAGTGAAATTTTTTCTTCCTTCTCTTCAATTACAACCATAAGATGCTCTCTCTGAACAGAATACATCGGATTACCAAAATTATCTACAAATGTTTGCTCATCCGTGAATACTTTTTCACGAGTGAAATAGGGATGTTTGGGTGAATAATCACTTAAGTATAACTGAGTATCAGGGTCATTCAAAGATGTAAAATCTTTGAACTTCTCAGAATGATGTTTGTTAAAACTTATTTTAAAAATTTCATTGCTCATAAAACAAATATAGAATAAAAAAAGAAGGGGGTAAACCCCCTTCAACTAAACACAGTAAGACTCTGCTAACTCCCAAAGGTTCGTGTTAATCTTATTGATGTTCTGAAAGTTTTTGAGTTCTTTCATAGTCACCAATCGACCTCTCTTGGATTGGTACTGAGTACCTCCACGAACAAATTTCTCTTGGATTACATTGAATACCTTCCAAACTGAATTCCCTTGGTCTTCGTTTCTCTCAGGAGAAATCAAGTCGGTTAGTTTTAGTGTCGATGGAACAGAACCTTTTTCCCAACGAATCAAAGATGCCTTAGACAATAAGTCCATAGTTCTTTCTTCATTGAGGGTGGTTGACTCCATACAACCAACTGACCTTTGAATAACAGGGAGACGGTCTGCAAATTCGTCTGTAATCATTCTTACAGCACCCATATCAACTTTCATGTGCTTCACAGTGATTGCATCCGCAACTGAAGTTGGGACTGTGAGACCATTTGAACATACAAGTCGGAAAAGACCTGCACTTACAGAAAACGTGCTCATACCATTATGAGAGTTTCTGATAACCGCCTCGACAAGTGAATCACCAACCTGTGGTAAATCACCGTTACGGAGACGAAGCTCGTGGCTTGAGAACTGACCACCACCCAATTGTTTCGCTGAATATACCTTCCAACCCTCACGGTCGAAATTTTCAAGAATTTCAATCGTGGGAACGAAAGTGTACTTGTTGGACATCTTTGGAGATGGTGATGTAGAGAATACTGACGGAGTTAGATTACGGAGAGTTTCGAGTGTTAACATATTTGACTGATTTAGATTACAAAGATAATCACCTCGAATCAAACTGCCAAAATTAATTTAAACAAATGAGACCAAATTTTGTCTTCATGAAATTTGCTGGTATTTCGACAGGTTCCAATTTCTTTTCATTAAGTTCTCTACAAACATCAATTAATTGAACTCTAGTAAGACTTACTTCCTTTCCTTTTTCAAAGTTCTCCAAAGCAACTTCACGGATTCTATCATAAAACTCATCTTCCTTGTGTTTGGGTACAAGGTTCAATAAGTCTTTTTCATTCTGTTTGAAGAACTTGATGATGTTATTCATATAGATATCAACATCAACACTCATATAATAAATTTAATGATTACTAATCTTGTAAATCCCACATTCCATTACCCATATCAGTACCTTTCGACTTGATACTTTCAGGAACCTGCACATTATCACTTCCCTTGAGATTCAAGAAGAATAAGTTAGGCAAGTTTCCAATACAATCAGGAATGCTCTTAAGTTTTGGGTTATTGATAAGAGCCAAGAATTTCAACTTAGGCAATTCACATATTGAATCAGGGACACTATCAATACAGTTATCTAATAGAACCATCTGAAGATTTTGGAATCTTGAGATTGATTCAGGAATTGAGATATTGATTTCGTTTTTGTTGTCTCTGTTTTGAATTTGGAACTCTTTCAATGATTCAGGTAAGTTATCAATGAGGTCATCAAGGCCATAAAGACCGATAAATTTACCGATGGCACCATGACTGAAACTATCGATAACCAATTTTTCTCCACCAACAGTAAGACCTTTTGCAAACTCAGGCTTGAATATAGATTTCAACTCAACCATTGGACCATTCAACATCTTAATTAGGTCTACACTACGGTCGTCTTTATCCATGAATTGACCTGATGGGAAATGGAATTGATATCTTTCAACAGGTAATCCTGTTTCAGGAGCAATTTTAGGGTCGTTAGGGTTGAAAATTACATATAATGGTCCGTCTTTGATATATCTATCAAACCAACTTGCACCTGGAGCTGAAGTACACCATCTTGTTTCTTTGTTATTTCCACCGTAGAAACAAGCCGCTTCTTTACCTGTAGCACCTTTGTTCTCAATTTCAATAACTCTCCAATTTTCACCATCATAAAGTAATTTAGCACCAGGGTGAACAGGTGCACTTTTTCTTTCAGATTTTGTAGTTGTCGCTAAAGTCAAATCGAAATCCTTAACCGCATCATATAGTTGGTCAGGAGTCAAGTTATTGATATCCCTCATTTCTTTAGGTAATCTACCTTTGAATCTTTCGAATTTTTTTAAGTCATCGGAAACCTTATACAAGTCTTCCATGAAAGTTTCTTTGACTTGCTTAACTTCTTTTTCGTAACCTGTATCACCAGGGGCTCTCTCTGTTCTTGGATTCAAATAATTTTTGATTAACCACTGAACATATCCACCAGCCTTGATTTTAGCAAGTTCCTTTGAGTCGGCAGTCTCAGGGTCAACGTTGTTCAATCTTGTTGTTGGGTCAGCTTGTACCAATTGCAAAAACTCACCGATAGACATCTTAGGCTTTTGTTTTTCACCCTTCTTATCTGTGGTTGGTTTTGTAAGAGCATCTCTCAAAATCTCAAACCTCGATTGCTCCAAAATAACTTGTCTCAAAATTGATGTAAATTTCATCTACCGTGAATTTATTAATAAATATATTGTTGAGACAAAAATAACTAATAATTCAATATCAAAAGCTCTTCTCCCATATTTTGTTTTACACCTTTTTTTGCCGCCGCAGCTTTAGCAAATTCTTTTTTCTCCCATCTGAATCTGTCTGAAGGATACCATTGGTGTAATAATTCAAAATCGTAGTAGGATAAACTGAATTTACTTTGAACTGAATTTAAACATGTTGCTAGTCTTTCGTGGTCCCCTCTATCAAAATCATGATTGGAATAATAATTTTCAGTTTTCCAATAGGGTGGGTCTAAATAAATGTATGTTGAAGGGGAATCATACTTTTCAATCACTTGTTGGAAATCCATGTTCTCAACGTTAGTAATTTTGATAAAGTGTTCAACCCAATCAGGTTTGGAAAGTTTGTCCCTGAATGTAAGATACTTCGAACGATACTCACCTTTTAAGTCAATAAATGATGATGTTTCTGGTTTACTTCCACTGAACACTTGAGTTACAACATAAACATATTTTGCTGCAACTTCATAATCTGGATAATTTATTGTAAACCCTGAAGAAAATAATTCTGTCTGATATTCTCTAAATCTATCTTTGAAACTGAAATCAGTCACATACACACCTCTTTGTTGTACTGGTATTGCATCCATTGCTCTTTGTAGTTCAGATGGATTCTGAACACATTGGAACAAGTTGTAATTTAAAGGGTTGAAGTCATTGTAGACAACTCTCTTGAGATTTGGGAATTGTCCCAAGTCCATATTAAAGAAACACCAAAACATTCCCCCGAATGTTTCTACATACGTTTCCATGTCTCTGAGATAGTAATCCACTATCCATTTTCCGATTTTTGATTTTCCACCAATATAACTTAACATAAGTTAATAATAGTAAAAAAAACAAAAAAAGCAAATTTACTTATAACAATTTTTGTACGGACGACAAGAAGCCTTTTGTGTAAATCCCATCTTGGAACATGGGGTTGATTTACAATAAGATTGACTATACTTACGAGGTTTCTTAAATTTCTTTTGTTCTTTCTCGTCAAGATATTGATAAAGAACTCTCTTAATAATTTGCTCGTTAATCATAATTATAAATATGTCCGAAGAACAAGGTTGTAAAAAATGTAAACAAAAAAATACAAATCTAAAACAGTGGGCTACTGGCGCTTTAGGTTTTTGGGTTCTTGGAACATCTATCTATGGAACTATAGTTTTGGTAAGACATCTTACCGAATACCTTAGACAGGTCTTTGGAATTTAACGTTGAGTTTGATATACATATCTCCTCCATTGTAACCTTTACCTCTTAGTCTTAATGGTCTTGATGTATCAAATATTTTTGGTGCATCCATACTCAAATTTCCGTCGGGATGTGGGATAATATACTTTTCTTGAGTAACTCCGCTTAAATCCAAGAATAGATTATAAATTAAATCATTATTTAATTTCTCAAAACCATCTTTCGGTATTAGTTCAATTTGAATTACTAAGTCACCTACATCACCATTTTTGAAGTCTCCCAAACTTTGTAATTTCAAAAATTGACCATTATCACACCCTGTAGGTATTTTAATTCGAATATCACTTACAGTTTGACTTGTACCTCTACCACCACATAAATAACATCTCTCTGTAATCATTTGCCCTTGACCATTACAGGTTGGACAAACTGTTCTAATCTGTTGGACCATAAAACCAGTACCAAATGTTTTTATATGGAAACCGTAACCACTACAATGTGAACATGGGACTTTATCTCCACCCGAACCCCCACATGAATTACAGGCCAAGTCTCTTGTATATTGTATCTCTTTTTCCAAACCCAAATAAGATTCTATAGGGTTGATTTGGAGTTTTATAATTTTATCAGGTGCGGATTTTTTTCTTTGTGGTTGTTGTTGTCGATTGAACATATTATCGAAAAAACTTTCAAATTGACTTCCTTGAAAAGGATTTTTTCTTTGGAAATCATATGTTTGTTTCTTTTCTTTGTTACCCAAGATTTCATAAGCTTCATTTATTTCTTTGAATTTTTCAGCTCCCTGAGGGTTCACATCAGGATGGAATTTTTTAGAAAGATTTCTGTAGCTCTTTTTAATTTCTTCATCTGACGCATTCTCTTCAACTTCTAAAATATTGTAGTAATTTTTCATATATGGCCAACTATTCTGTAGTTCTTTTCAAAAATAAAAAAAAGAAAAAAATAATAAACAAGTTTATAACCCCACAAAAGGCTCACTTACTCTATAAAAAAATGATGAATGAGAGTCAGGAAGTTATATTCGAAACCCAAGTTGAATCGGGTAGTGATTGTAGTTATGAGTTAGGTATCGTACATATGAGTTCAGAACAAAAGGAACCAGTATATCTTACAGATGAACTCGGTAGATTTCAAAGGGTAAGATTGGATGAAAAGGGGATGACTTTGATTTTGATTGAGCCATATAAAAAAGAAGAATACCTTTACGACCTACAGGAAAACAAAAAAATTAACTTGAATTATTTTGTAAAAACATATCTAAAAGGTGATGGGATAAAAATGGTCTCAACTCTAAATAATAAAGTGGTGGTGCAGGATGACGACAAATTTTCTTTATTTACTGTTAAATCGGAAAACGAATCTTTAAGGTTTGTTGAGTGTATGTCTTCTTACTTTCATAAAATAAAGAGGGGTGATTGCCTTTTCATAAAAGACACATCCACCCCTCAAAGAAAATATTTGTACGCCCTTTTAGAATCGAAAGGGTTTGATAAAAAAGTTCTTTATAGAAAATTTACTTCACTTCCTCAGTAAGAACAAAATGAAACTCAGTTCCTGAAATATCGATTGAGAACTGTTTGTGATGTCTATCTATTTCTCTGAAATGATTTATAACGGATTTAAATTCATCACTCTCAAGTTCGAAAACTATTGTTGCCTTACCTTTGAAAATTGTCTGAACAGAGTCAGCGATAAGGGCTAACTTCTCTAAGTCCCCAGAAGTAGTATTTTTATTTTCTGCCATAGTGATAATTTTTTTGGTTTTGGAAATAAGTCCTCCTTATTCAATTTTTTTATTTGTTTGATAAGTTTTTCTTTTTCCTTTTCAAGTTCTCGGCTATCTTTATTTTTCTCACTGTTCAACCAACTCAATATTTTCTCCGCTCTCTGACTCATCATTAATTGTTAGGTTTGTATCCTCTACTTCGAAATCAAAATAAAGTTTTTTTAATTTATCTAAATCAGTTTTTTCAAAAGTTTCTTTCAAATGTTCAATTGTTTGTTTGAATAATTTTTCCTTTATTTCTCTCTCTTTGTTCAATTTAATAATTTTCAAAACTTTTGTTAACGTATTATTTATTGCAGTTTCATTCAATTCTGAAACGAATGAAATACCTTTTAAATTTGAGTCTTCAGTCTCAAATGGTACAATTTGATTTTCATCCACCATAGATTTTGGTAAAGTCCATTTTGCTGGGAATTCCAAATCAAAACTCAAGTAATTTTTAAGTTTTCTAATTGAACGAAGGTAGTCTGCGAAACTTGATATTTCTTTGTAAAAACTCATAGTGAAATAATGTAAGTGATGATATAACTCAATGATAAACCAAGGAAGATAAGTTCCCTGTTACTATAAACCAATGGTCTTGGTTCCTTTTGTAACAGGGCACTTAAAAACTTCGCGACATTTTTTAATGTTACTAATATTGTAAAAACAAATATAAAAAGGTATATTGTTTCAATATTATGCATTAGTTTCTGTCTTTTTGTGCTCAAGGATTTCTCCTCTTAATTTTTGAAGAAGAGCTTTCAATTCTTGTGCGGTTTTTCTTGCTCTTGTTCCTGCACTCTTGTTTCCTTTGAAAAACTTAGTTGTATCTACAGATAACAACTCAGCCATTTCTTTGATTTGTTCTAATGTTTCCATTTTTCGAGTTATTGAAAAAAGTTTATTTATATTCTAATTTTAACTTTTTTTGGTCTGGTGTAAATAAAAACGAGGTTTTTTTTATTCCATATTTTTCTCTATCAGTTTATACAACTCTGTAAGAATATCTAAGTCAGATTTTGAAAATGGTTTTTCTACATCAAAAACATCTTTTAAAAATTCTGGAATTGAAATTCGCACGTTTTCTTGAGATTGATTATAAAAACTGTCCAAAAAAAATTGTTTGAAATATTCTTTGTGGTCCCCGTTTGATTTAATTTGAATGTTTTCTTTTCTAAATGTTTTGATTAAAGTATTCCAACACCATTCAAAATGATTCTCTTTATCTTCTTGGCTCAAAGTGATTTTTGTTTCACCTTCAGTCTCCCCCATATATGTATCAACAATTATTTGGTTGAGACTTTTGAATATATCTCCAAATAACTCAATTTTTTCATAATTCATGTTGTGCACACTGAACCACACCAAAACTTCCTCATCAGGTATTGTTTTAGACATCCAATTAAAAAAATTCTCCATAGAGCTCATCTATGGAGAATTATAGTTAAATTAAAAAATTTGTGAATTTTTATTGTGTTTTTCTGTTATACGAAATCAAGTTTTTCATCTTATTCATTTCTTCAGTAACAATTTTCAATTTCTTATCTTCTACTGATTCTAACTTATTAAGAATACTACTTGCCTTCTTTGTAGATGACCCCTTGAATTTTGCAAGTCCCCCTTGTGTTTTTTCTTCACCTGCAGTTTCAATAGGCATAGGTTGTCTTTTATAAGAAGTGTTCATTTGTTCAGCACCATATAAGTTGTCCTTATAGTTTTTCATGAATTTTTCACCTACCTCACTCGGAACAACATTACCCAAAGCCTTACCGTCTTTATCTTTTACAGCGTTACCTGTTTTAGAATCACCTTTCAAATACATTTCAATCTTTTCATCTTCTGGTTTGATTTCATCAAAAACAAGATTTGTTTGACCAGGATATGCAAATGCATCTATGTATTCATCTACCGCTTGGGAAGGATGGTATTTCTTTGTTTTTTCTTTCATTCCTGAAAGGTCATAATTACTCTCTGGAAATTCCTCAGGGTTTTCTTTAAATTCACCGTTAGAACCTGCTTTGACGTATTCTTTCATTTTTTTAACAACCTCTTTAGCGTAGTCTTCATTTTCTTTCTTAGAACCTGCTAAAGCCTTTTCTGTCTTTTTCAGTCCCTCAGGTTTTTTCTTTGAAATATTTTCTTTTTCTGCTTTATCTTTTACCTGTTGCTCTAAAACAATATTCTCGATGAAATCAATCAATTCATCCTCACTGAAAGAGATTGTATTTGCACTTTCTTTTATTCCTTTCAAAGTCAAAGCCAAGTTTACTTGTTTCAGTAACTTTGAATCGGAAGCCGATAATTTTTTATCTCCCTCGGCCTTTTTCATAAGTTCTTTTTTCAGCGACTTCAATTTCGCCTGTGGGATTTTTTCATCTTGAGGTACATCTAATTTCTTATGTAGAGCACCTTTTTTCATATCTGTTTTTTGAATCCAATTCTTTTCTTCTTTAACATTGAATTTTTTTCCGTCAACTTCAAAGGAGTCTTTACCACTTTCTTTTGCTTTAGCTAAAGCACCTGTGAAAGCATTACCTTCTTCTGTTTCCGCCTCTTCACCCAGGTCTTTCATTTTTCTAACCCTGAAAGGAACCCCACCAAATTTTTCTTGGTATTTTGAGAAAAATTTTTCACCATCGTTAGGACTGAACCATGATTGTTTTTTTCCGTATTTAGACATCAAAGAATCAAATGTTGGAAAAACCTCTTCATCATAATCAAAGTCAAATTCATCAGTGAATTGTCTATCCTTATCATCAAACCAACCGTGTTCATCATCGAAAGAACCAAAGATTCTGTTTCTTAAGTCAGCCTTGATTTTATTATCTTTCAATCCTTTACCAACGTAAGTTGGTTCGTCCTGAGATTTTTCTTCAGCATCCTCGATTGAATCATCATTATAGAAAAATTCTTTAGTTTCTTTTTTCTTAGAACGAAGTTTTTTGAAATCGGCTGCGGTTAATTTACCCTTAGGTGCGGCAACGTCTAATTTTTTTTGTCCTCCTTTTAGGTCCTCATCAACTTCAATCTCTTGCCACTCACCCATCTCTTCAGAAATTGTTTTTACTTTTGTCTCAATTTCTTCATTGAGAATCTTCGTGATTAAACTATCAATATGTTTTTCAAACTTACCCATTTGTGTATTTTTTATATAAATATCATTATTTAGCTCTTTTGTTTAGTTTGGAATATTCTTGTTCCAAAATAGATATGATAACATTTTCACCTATATTATATTTCTTAGAAATAGAACGCACAGCTTCTTTTACTGATTCATTTTTACTTAAAATTAATGCATTTATATCTCCTTGATTACAATAAGGAAACTTTGTACACTTTTTTTTGACCTTTACAAATGAACCCCCAGGAACTTGTGTTTTTCTACTTGGTCCCCAATCTTTCTTTTTTGTCGACTTGGCCCACATCGATGGTGATTCATAACCACCTACGGACCCCGAACCAGTTGCTTCTTTGGTTTCTGCTTTTTCAACACCATGAAGGTCCATCGCATTTGTTGCGAGTCCTTCTTTAAGTTTGGGAGTTTCTTTGAAACTATTTCTCAAAAATTCACTGTCTTTGAAGGCTATCGGACCTGAAAATGCCCCTGATGAACCTGAACCCGTTGCCTCGAAAGCTTCTTCTTTACCAGGTCTACTCCATTTCCTTTTATTTATAAATGGGTCATCAACTGTAACATTAGGGGTTCCAAAATTGAAATCTCTGTATCCTTGTTTGTACTTTGCTCTTTTTTTAAAGTCTAAAAAATCTTTATCTAATTGTAAGTCCTTAGAAAATTGTTTCTTAGCAGTCATTTTTGGCTCCTTTGTTTTCTCGATTGAATTTAGTTTTTTATAATATTTTGGGTCTTCCGTTAAATGGTCAATCGCAATCTCCATTGCCTTTTTCAAATCATTTGTGTGTTCTCTTTCTACTTCAACGCCCATATCAAATTGACTAACTAACTCCCAAAGACTAACTCCATGTTTTTTTGATAATTTTTTCAAAGTCATTTCATCTCCTACCCCTCCCTCTAATTCTTGTTGTTCTTTGAATGATTGTTTCAGAGCCATTGCATCTTTCATAGTTGAAGAATTTAACTTTACGTTTGGTTGAGTTGTGAATGCTTTATCAACCGCATTTTTGAAATCTTTAGATGCGTCTTGTTTCATGTTATGCATTTTTTAATCTTGGTTCCCAATAACTTCTGTTCATCCACATAAATTGATAAAACTCACGGAACATTCTTAAGGTAATATCTTTTATATCACCCTCGAGCTTTCCCCTTTTAATTTCTTTTTGGATTTTATCCATGAGTTTGTCTTCAAACTGTCGAACAGTATTATTTTCCATAAAGTTTCTAATCTCTTTACGAATCATTACCTCGATTTCTTTAACTTCTGAATTTGTAAGTGCCATTAGTTTGTAATTAAAAAGAAGGTTAATACTGCTATTACACCTGTTCCCAATATGGATTTGAATTTATTTTTTACTTTTTCTTTTTTCAAATCAACCTCAAGTTTTTTTGAATATTTTTCCATTATATCAAACTTTTGTTTTTCAGAATCGATTATGGTTAAATAATTTGTTTCTTTGGCTCTCAGGGTTGTGATAACACTATCTTTTAAAGAAACTTTCTTTTCAGTTTCCAACAATTGTTGTTCAGTTAACTTTAATTGAGTTTTAGCCTCGTCTCCACTAACCAAGTCCTTCATTATTTGTTTAACAACAGGAATTGGAAAACATTTTTCAACCTTACTTGTATCTGTCTGTGAAAAAGCTATCGATTTCACGAGAAGTAAGCTTATCAATATTGCTAATTTTTTCATGATATATTTCTTTAACAATTGTTTTTTGATTTTTTATTTTGCTGATGGATTGGTCGACTTGTTCGATTTCATTATCGAACTCAGAGATTTTATCTTCCAATTTCAAATTGTCTTCATGTAATTGTTTGATGACTGAATTTAGTGAATCCAATTGTTGTTTTTGGTCAGCCGCCATTTGAACCCTTGGCGTTAGAAAAAATATAAGGTAGTATAAAATAAACAAACCGAAGACTACCTTCAGTATTGTTTTATAATATTCTTTAATAAAATTCAAAACTTTTGTTAACATATTACATTGGTGATTCTTTTGTCTTCTTTCTGCTTGCCAGTACTTTACCCCATTTAGATTTGAATTTTTGGTAAAACTGTTGAAGCTTGTTAATCATATCCAAAAATTCTTGGTCCACTTTAACCATCTGTCCATTGATATAGATTCCACTATCTTCACCAATTGTGAATATGAATTCCAAATCTTCATCAATAACTTTACCTGACCATTCTACATTATTTGGATATACATTCAAAACGTTGAAGTCAACTAAGTCTGAAACCTCCTCAACAAACTCATCCATGGTTTCCTGAAAGGCAACCTTATCATCGGTTGTTATGTCCAAGTCAGATTTATCTTTACCATGAAGGGCTAAAATACCTCCTGAGATTCTGTACTTTTGTACCCTATCCTCTTGAGTTGGTTGTTCATCTTGTTCAATGTCTGAAACAGCTGTTTCATATTCATTGTCTTGTGAAATTCTTTTTTCTAAATCCTTGGCAACGTTGACTTGAGTGTCTTGCTCAACTAACATCCTTGATTTTTTTAGGAGATTTTTAATCTCATCATATCTTTCATTCAGCATATTGTTGTTCATTTTCAAAAAATTTTGCGAAGTTTTCGAAATTAAAAGATGGGTTCAAATCAGTATATCTACTATCGATATTACTTCTTGATATAATCCCATTCCATTTTGTAATACCTTCTATTTTGGTATTATGTCCAATGGACCTCTTTTCAATTTGAAGAGAATCAGTTAATTGGTTACATAACCCAGCAAGTGATTCAATTTGAACTTGGGTGTATGGTTGCCAAAAAAAGAAGTCTCTCCATTTCTTTTCGTAAACTTCTTCTTTATAAATACTCCCAATCCAGTTAATATAATGGTTTGATAATGGTTTCTTCTCGAGCCATCCCAAATTTTCTAAAGATATAATTACTGAGTTTTGGTTGATGGTTTCTTTTGAAAAGAAATTGTTAACAGCGGTCTCAGGTAAGAGTTGTAATAACTGGCCGTTTCTTGTAATTACAAAGTGTGGAACCCTATCGAAACTACCATTATATCTAAGTTTAAGGGAGGTCAAGTATTCCTCGACCTCCCTTGATGTATGAGATAGTATAATTTGAGTTTTGGAC